ATAATAAAGTTTCGGGAAAGCTTATACTTTTTAAAGATGCACAATTATAAAAAGCTTGATATGAGATTTCAGATAAGCCTTCGTTTAATACTAAACTTTTCACTCCACATGTTCTAAATGCGTTTTCTCCAAAATCTGTTACTGTTCCTGGTATAGTAACAGAATCAAAAGATGAACAAGCCGAAAAAGCTTCGTCCCCGATTGTTTCTAAAGTATCATAAAAGACAGGATCTAGCAAGCTTGTGCATCCATTAAAAGATCTATAACCTAAACTTTGCAATCCTGAACTCCATTTAAAATTAGTTAATGAAGTGCAACTTTTAAAACTATTATCTCCTAATGTTAATACAGAATCCGACAAACTTACTTCTTCTAGAGAAGAACAGCCTTCGAAAGTATGTACACTTATATTTTGCAAAGAATCACACCCAGAAAGATTTGCTTTCATTAAAGAAGAGCAATTTTGAAAAGCGTAAGATCCAAGGCCACTTAATCCTTTACTAAAATAAAATTCAGTTAAGCTTGAATCGTACCTAAAACACTGATCTCCTATTTCTGTTATAGAATCTGCAGTGTTTACTGTTTTTAATTCATTGCAGCCATAAAAAGATCTACTCGGAAGTTTTGGAAGTCCGTCTCCAACCACAAGATAATCAATATCTGTGTTTTCAAAAACTCTCGTTCCAATACCAGTAAGATTCTTTGTTAAATACAATTCTCCTGTTGCCTTTATGTTTCGAAAAGCCTCATCACCAATATATTCAGTAGACCCTCCAGGAGCAATTCTTTTTATGAAATCTAAATTTCCCCATATAGGGTTAAAACTGGGGAAAATCAATGCATTATACTTCCATTGGTCATCTACGTCACCAATTTGAAAGTCTAAAAGTATGTTACTTTCGCCACTAAAGACTCCCTGCTCGAGATAAGCAGCGGATCCAGAATAATCATAGCCGTAGACTCTGGTTGGATAGTAATCGTTGTCATCTTCTCTTTCTTCGTTATCTCTATCTGAAGCTCCACTACAAAGTATCCCTATAGAGTTATCATCTGGATTACCTATTTCGACCTCAAAAGTAAGATCAACAGATTTGTTTGGTCCGATATTAGAAGAGAAATTTTCTGATAATAAATCAGGATTTTTAAGCCGCCATATAATAGCATTTTCTTTATCGCAATCTTTAGCCAATATAGATATATCATTATTTAAAGATTTGTTGATACAAGCCCTTACGGATTCAGCAAGATCTACAACTTCAGTATTGCTAACTATAGAGTTTACACTTAAAGTAGCCTTTGTAGGATAATCAAGAACTCTTGCATACGCGCCTTTCGAACCTAATCTTTTTAGTTCAGATCTAGACAATGGAATAGATAAGTTAGCACTTTGTAAATGGAAAGAACCATTACCACTAATGGTCGATAAACTTTCAGAATCGAAACCTTCAAAATTTATTGTTATGTCGCCAGGTCTTAATGCCGTAGGTATATTTTCTATGTCACCTTTAGGTGCAATGATTTTTATCTTCTTGTCGTAAGGTTTTCCTTTATCTAGATCTATAGCTGCACTATCCCCACTTAACTGAGTAAGCCAAAAGCCTTCGCCTTCTACCACCCCGTGAATTGAATTTATATTTGAACATTCGTATTGCAGATCAACCTTAGCCAAAGAACCTACAGACATGTCTACAGAATAGTTTGTCAAAAAAGCATTACCTATACCTATTAAAGTATAAGGATCTCCGACCTCTAAAGATTTTGAATCAACACCTTCTTCAGAAGTTAATACATAGAAATTTTTCCCACTATTATTTTCTAAATGAGATTTTGCAAATTGATAACCTTCTTTAATATCAAAACCTAAAACGGACTCATTGTAACCATTGCCCAATAAGTAAGACATATCAAAATTAACAGTAGGCAGTTCTAAATTTATATGATCTATTCTACTGCTTTTTCCATACTGATTGACATCTGTTTTATTCATGGAGAAACCATAACTAGCTTCTTGTATTCTTGCTACTTCAGCGTGTTCCCAAACGTCAGTAGAATCTAAGTTATTGCTAACGAAAACTGATTCAGATTGGTATATAGTTCTGTTTCTTGACATTTTTATTAAGGTGTGTAGGATTGTATCGTAGCTCCATTTGGTACTTTTTGATCTCCACTCCAAATTGTATCATAACCAGCTGCATGAATTGAATTAACATAAATTATCATATCTGATTTAGATTGATTAAAATTATCTAAACCTTGCCAACAAGATGCTGGACAATCAATTTGAATGGTTGACAATAAATTCAAGTCTGTGAAATTACCACTTCCTATGGACATATTAGAATCTGTAGTTTTTATTAGAAGTTCACTCATTTGGTTACACAAATTCCAGTTAAGATCCCCTATTGAACCAGAAAAACCTTCATCTATCCTAAGTCTTTGTATTCCGTCTGATCTTTCCCAGTTTGAATTTCCTATGCTTTCAATACCACTTGGAAGGCTAAACACAGGAGGATTCCCCTCTCCCCAAGGATCAAAAGTCGAACCCTGACAATCATAAAAATTAGAATCTCCCAACACCTTCAATCCAGTAGGCAGTTTTAAAGTATTAAGGTTAATTTCTTTGAAGTTTTCATCCCCAATTATCTGTAAGCTATCTGGCAAATTCATAGCAAATATAGTTTTTATATTAGTATCTTCTATGAAGTTTCTGCTCCCCATTTCTATTAAAGAGCTGTTTGATAAATCAACAAAAGCAAGACCAGAACAGTTTCTGAAGTTTTCGTCGCCCATGTATTCTAAAGATGTCGGGAAAGTTACTTCTTCTATTAAATTACTATCTTTGAAGTTGCTATTCCCAATGACCTGTAAAGAATTAGGTAAAACAATACCAGTGATAGAATCACAATTCATGAAGTTTTCATTTCCAATTCCAGTAAGAGAATTACATAAAGAAAAGTTTAAGCCACTAAGGTTGGGTGAGTCTTTGAATGTAGTGTTCGCTAAACCGCTAAGTGATGTAGGAATAAATATACCACTTAAAGGTGTTTGATTAAATACACTATCTTCAAAGGTCACTACTCCATTGGGTAACCCATCAAAAGGATCTGGTCCAAATATTGCATTTTGGAATACACCCTCTTTAACTACTATGGTTGTTTGCGGCAAGGATAAATCGCCTATAGTAGCCCCGTTAAACAAGAATGGATCTAAAACGGTAGTATTAACATCGTAATCTAATACATTTATGTTTGCATTTAAAAATAAATTACTTCCTACTGTTGTGATTGTGTTGCATATATAAAGATTGTCAATACTTGTGCAATTTTCAAAAACATTATCACCCAATGTAGTAATATTTCCGTTGCACAATTCAATATCAGTCAAATTAACGCAGTCCTTAAACACTGAGTCGCCCAAACTTTCTATCTGTGTCAATATAATATCAAACTCCAGAAGAGATGGACAATTCTCAAAACAGCTATCACCAATTGATGTAAGTTCTGTATTGAAAACAACACCAGACAAGCTAGCTAAATTTGAAAATGTTCCTGCAGATAAGTTTGTTAAATTAGGAGAACTTTGAAATACAACCTGTTCAAGTCTATTTGCTCCAAAAAACACCTCGATACCAAGACTATTAACTTCTGGCAAGGTCATAGTTCCATCAGCCCAGCTTCTTCTAAAGCATCCTTCCCCGAAATCAACAGCACCGCTTACTCTAGAAAAATCAAACCCCTCTATACATCTGTGCTCTTTATATACTCCATAGTAATAATGGTTCGGTATTTTTTTTCCAGCAAATACAGGATCTTCTGGTATTCCATCAGTAGCAAAAGAATATGACCCCAAGTTACTCAAGCCTGATCCAAATTCAAAAATGAACTTCCCAGCTCCTGACTCACAATTAAACCCATTAAAAGTTTTATAGCCAAATTCTTTAACTCCTAACGGAGAATCAAAATTGTTATGATCCATTATAGTAAATTCATCGAACATGAATCGGTCAGCTATTTCCATAGATTGAGATAATTTTAATTTTCTCAACTGCGCTTTAGAAAAACAATAATCCTTTGTCCCCGCCGTATTTCTGTCATAAAGCACACCATTAGACCTATTTCTTATTTGCAAGTCTGTTCTATTACCAGTGAAATCATCGCTAAAGATTATATCTAAATTCCTACCTCTTATATTTTTGAAAGCATTTCTGCCCAAATAAGATAATCCGCTAGGGATTATAAATTCGCCAGTTATGTTCGTTTCTTCGTTAGTCCAGAATACAGAGTTAACGTGGCGTGGGCCATATTCATAACCAATACCACCAGCATAGGACGCTTGAAAAAGTTTTCCACAGGAATCAAAAGCATTGTCGCCTATAATCAATCCAGATTCAGTTCCTGAAAAATTTAATCCATTAGTCCAAAGTGTGTTTTGAAAAGAACTTGTGTCAACTAGCACAAGACCACTAGGCAAATTAATTATTGAATTTGGTGGCGATGGAGAATCCCCATCATATATACCCCGCAAGCTGGTATTTTGGAAAGCATATTGGTCGATCCCGCTCAAATTTGGTGAGAAGTTATCTGCTACAAACTTAAGAGACCAGTTAGTTTTGAACATGTTTTGTGAAAAATAATTAGTTCCGCTTGCACTAAACCCTGTCGTGTTGTTATTAACATAACCATTTGAGAATCCCGCAAATTGACCACCCCGCCAATCGATATCTGAATCGTCTCTTTGACCTTCAAGAGTAATATATTTTATATATTGGTGCGATACAAAGCACTCTTTACGTAAGTAAGGTTTTTCTGGGATAACTAAATTATCCATTCTGAGGTTTATTGGGTAGCGGTAATCTCTAGAAAAAGCCTGTTCACCTATATAATCCATATGATCAAATCCAGATACGCTATCTATAAGAGCGCCGTAAAACGACCGATAGTTTATATTTGGCAATGATGTTGGGAAGACTATATGACCAGTAAGCCTTGCAAATTCAAATGCGCTATTGCTTATATTCGATAAAGATGAAGAGGCGTTAATGCCCTTTAACTCACCAGCAGCATTAACATTAAATGAATCACCGAAAGAATAAAAAGCTTGTTCACCGATGGTTTCTAATGTACTAGGTAATTCTAAAGAAGCTCCTGTCCCTCCAGCCTGATAAAAACCATAACCTTCGATATTTAACAGGCCCTCATTTAGTTTGAATGTTTTATTTAAAGCTGCATTTCCGAAACTATGAAACGCGTTCCCGCTAATTCCAGTTAAGGAAGTACCAGTTAAAGTCAAATTACCAGCTTTATACATAAGCTGGAAAGCGCTTGGTTTTATGTTCTGCATTGTTTCTGGCAGATTTATGTCGCTAAAAACATTGGTGCAGCCATAAAAAGCTCTACTTTCTACATCTCTCAAACCGAAAGAATCAAAAGTTAATCCCTCTAAGCTATTACAATTTTCAAAAGCCGAGTCGCCAATACTATCTACAGACCCTGGGAAGAAAACATCTCCTCTTAAAAGCCTTCTATTTTTAAATGCTCCAGTTGATATACTGTCGCACAAGCCGCCAACGTCTAACCAACAATTTTGTTGCTGCGTATTTATGTTTTGGTAATTAGGGTCTGAAGTAAGACCCTCCTTCCAGTTGTCTGGTATGGCATATGGTTGAAAGTTTTGTGATGTTAATCTACCATTATTAGTATCTTCAAGCTTATTAGACTCGTTTTCATCAACGCCTGTATAAAACACGGTATCGTCAGCTACCTGTCCACTTATCTTTATTCCTTGGAAATAATATTCTCCAGCTATTTCAATTGTTCTAGAATCAAGCTGATAATCTTGATATATCAACGGAGATAATTGCATAACTCCCTGCACTCCAGAGAAAGCATTGTCGCCATCAAATACAGTAGGAGGCAATGTGGTTACTAAAACTCCACTTAATCCTATTGCATTAAGAAAAGCGCCGCTTCCAATATTTGTAATATTAGATGTCAGCTCTATTTCTCCATTTAAAGTAAGGCAATTAGCAAATGCTTCTTCTCCTATAGTCTCTGTGGATATAGAAAATCTTGGTGTGCCAACTAAGCTCTTACAGTTTTTGAAAGCCTTAGCTCCTATATCTACTATTGATTCGGGGAATGAAAAAGAACCATAAAAACCGCTACAATCTTCAAAAGCTCCAGACCCTATATCTCTTACGGTAGATGGTATGCTTAATGGACCCTCAAGTAAATCGTTTTGATAAAAAGCGTTATCACCTATGCCCGATAATGATGTTGGTAAAAGTAAACCTCCACTAAAATTATAATCAGCGAATGCACCACTGCCTATATATTTTAGGTTGGGTGATGAATTATAATCTTCAAATTTAAGAGTTATTATATCCTGTTTGAAATAATCATAATCTTGATATTGAACCTCTTCAAGAAACTTAGGTATAACTAAACCTTTAAAATCAGTACCTTCGAATGCTTGTGTTCCTATGCTTGCGTCTGGACCTATTTGTAAATCGCAATCAAGACCAGAGCAACCTTGGAAAGCATATCTAGAAATTAAAGCTACAACCTCTGGTATTTTAAATACACCATCATAGCACGTAAGTTGAGAACAATCTTTAAAGGCCCCTTCTGGTATTACAGACGTTGTTTGATTTAAAATCAAAAATCCATTTAAAGAACTATTATTCAAGAAAGAATATTCACCGTAAGAAACTCCATCTGGAATAACTAGATTGCCCGTCCAGCTTTCGCAATTTGCAAAAGCGTAGTCGCCTATACTTGTTAAACTACTATTAGAACCAAAGTTTGTTTGCCCAGTGAAATTATTTGGAAGAGGAGCTAGAGAAAATTGCCCATCAAAGCCAGAGCAGTTCTCAAAAGCTTTTTCGCCTATAGTTTCTAAATTTTCATAAAGGTAAAGTCCTCCAATTAAATTAGACAGATTAGCAAAAGAAGCGCTTCCAATAGTTTCTAAATTTTTAGGAAGATCTAATAATCCAACTAAATTATATCCAGAAAAAGCTTTTTGATTTATATATCTTGTTTCTGATGTTGGGGAATTATAATTTTCGAAAGTAAGCTGAAAAGTTTTATCTTTGAAATACAAGTAATCCCCAGAATCTATAGAAACCTGATAATCAGGAACGCTCAAACTTCCAAAAGTAAATGGCTCAAAAGAATTTATCCCTATGTCAACTCCACCTTTTATTCTTAATGTCCCTAAGAGAAGATTAAAGCAGTTAAAGAATGCCTCGTCACCTATATAATCTACAGGTCTTGGTATTTCAAATAAATTATTGGTTATGCTTGTTAGATTAAAACAGCTATCGAATACAGAAGCTCCTATTCCAGTAACAGAATCAGGTATCTCAAAATCATCCGAAGCAGACTGGCAATTTTTAAATGTTCTGTCCTCTAAATATTCAATACCGTTACCTATAGATATGCTACCATCAAAACCAGAACAGTTAAGGAAAGCCTCCTCTCCTAGTGTCGTACATGAATCTGGGATAATAATTGATCCTGTAAAGCTGTTGCAGTTTGCAAAAGCATTGTTTCCAATACTTAACGTTCCGCCGCCTATAAGTAAACCCTGATCAAATCCAGAACAATTTTCAAAAGCATGATTCCCTATTGTTTCCAATTGAGAGAGAGCTAAAGAACCGTCAAACAAATCGCAACCTTTAAATCCAGAAGCACCGATAAATTCTAATGATGCGGGTGTATTTAAAGATCCTGTAAATCTGTAATTTAAGAATGCTTTATCTTCTATACCAGAAACGTTAGATATGGCTTCAAATTCCAAACCAATAGACAAAGGTTTAAAGTATTCGTAGTCCCCATCTCCTATTACCTCTTCGTAATTAGGCACAATTAAATTATCAAAGTCTTGGCCAAAAAAAGCATCTGTTCCTATTATTGGAGCCACTCCTATTTTTATATCACCACCAAGCAAGTTTAAACAATTGTAAAAAGCCTCAGTCTCTATAGAGGTTACAACTCTTGGTATTGTTAATGTTTGACCTTCATAATGGCCTATCTGTGTACATCCTTTAAAAGCTCCTTCTGGTATTATCTCAGTGGTGTCATTAAGTATTAAGAATCCATCAAGAGAGCTATTATTAAGAAAGCTAAATTTTCCATAATTAACTCCATCTGGAATTACCAAATTACCAGTCCAGTTTTCACAATTTGCAAAAGCGTATTCTCCTATCCCTGATAATAATGTAAACAAATCACTTTCTCCATTATAGGAAAAAGGTAAATTGACCAATGAAAAACCTCCATCAAAACCAGAACAATTTCTAAACGCACTATCACCTATAGCTTCTGTATTTGAAGGCACGGAAAATGATCCATTTAGCAAGTCGCAATTCAAAAACCCAGAAGATCCTATATAATCAGTGCTATCTGGCAAGAATAAATTACCCGTTAATCTATAATTATCGAAAGCGAGATCGCCTAATATTCTGAATGCGCTGTCTGACTGTTCAAATATTAATCTTAATTCTGTATTTTGGAATGTGTCATAATCGCCATCTAAAATAGCAACCGTACCTTTAGGTACTAGTAACCCGTTAAAGTTAGTCCCAAAGAAGGCGTCGGTTAAAATAGTTACACCAGGCTTTAATCTCAACACACAATCCAAAGAGGAACAGTTGTAGAAAGCTTCAGCGCCTATTAACGAAACATTTTCAGGTATCCTAAACAAACCATCATAGCAATTTAAACCAGAGCAATTTTTAAATATACCTTCTGGTATACTGTCAACTCCGCTTCCTAACATTAAGAAGCCGTCTAGTGAAGACATGTTTAAGAAGGCGTATTCCCCCCAAGATGTAGTAGTATCTGGTATTACAAGATTTCCAGACAGGTTTGAGTTGTTAGCAAAAGCATAATCCCCAAAATATTTCAAAGATGTTGTTACAAACTCTTCAAATTCAACTGTGTATGAACCTGATTCACCTTCTATGAATTCATATTTTGACAAATCACCACTAAAATTACTAGGTAATTCGCAAAGCGAAAACTCACCATCTAAACTACTCATTGCAGAAAACGAGTAGTCCCCGATTCCGCTTAAACTTTCCCCTACAAACAAATCTCCGCTGAGATTAAAACAGTTATAAAAAGCATAATCATCTACTTCATTTAAGGTAAAAGGATTTATTGTAAATCTTCCGTCAAAACTACTGCATTCAGCAAACGAAGCGTACCCTATAAATTCAGAATTTATATCAAGGTCGCCAATAAAACTATTCCCAGAAAAGGCATAGTCACCAATCATCTCTGAGTTCTCACTGATGGTTAATGTATCAGCAAATGAGAAGTTGTCTACAAATGCATAGTCTCCGACATCCAAGACAGAAGGCTCTAGAAGTAATGCGCCAACAAAAGCATCAAAAGAATCAAATTCTCCATCTTCTATTATTAAGTCTGATGATGTAGCTCTTAACTCGTCAAAGTTAGTCCCTGCAAAAACATTTATGTAAGATGAGATAGCAGAGGCGGTAAGATCAGATATCCTTATGTAACCGTCAAGACTTGAGCAATCGACAAAAGCTCCATCTCCTATATTAGTCATTCTATTTGGTATAATCAAATTACCAGAAAGATTACTGCATGATCTGAATGCATTTGTGCCTATTCCAGATACATTATTTGGTATAGTTAAAGGGCCATAAAGACCACCGCAATTTTGAAAAGCACTAATTCCAATACCCGTAAGAGATGATGGTAAATTGACCTCGCTGACAAAACTATAATTATCGAAGGCATTGTCTAAAATTCCACTTAGGTTTTTCCCGAACACAACCTCAATAGGTCTTGTCGAAAAATAATCAAATTCACCGTTTTCTATATTAACAACTGAATCACTAATTATCAACGTAGAGAAGGGGGAGTCGTCAAACGCATTGGAACCAACCAAAGTCGATGCACAAACGTCTGTGATCGTTATATCGCCACTAAGGCTACTACACCCTAAGAATGCTTCTTGCTCTATTCCTGATATGTAATCATGGATAACAAGATCGCCGCTTAATAGAGAGCAGTTCTTAAAAGTGCCAGTTTTTATTATATTGTAATCTGCATTATTAGGTAGCGTTAGCGTACCACTCAAAGAAGAACAATTTAAAAATGCAAACTGTCCCAAATAACTTATGCCGTCTGGCAATGTCAAATCACCTATAGCATTTGAGCAATTTGCAAAAGCATATTCTCCTATGCCTGAAGTAACATCCCCGAAATTAATGTAACCATCAATAGAGGAATTGTTAAAGAAAGCTCCATCTCCTACATAACCAACATTAGGAACATCTATGTTACCATTTATTAAATCTAAATCATAAAAAGCGTAATTACCAATGTATTCAATATTGGACTCTTCGAAAATATATGTACCACCGAATTCACAACCAGAAAAAGCGGCTTCGCCTACATATTTCAATGTTAACGGCATTTCAAGGTCTCCAACAAAAGAGTAATTAGAAAAAGAATAGTCGTCAACTACCGTTAACCCTTCTTGCATAGTTAGATACAAAGGATCATTTTTAAAATAATCAAAGTCATATTGACTAACTGTTCTTACTGAGTCGCTAATTATTAATTCTGAGAATTGTATAGGAGTGTTGAAAGCGTCAACCCCTATGTTTCTTGCAGCTATATTTGTTAAAGTTATACTTTCAGTTAAAAGTGCGCATCCAAGAAAAGCCCTATCACCTATAAACTGAACAGAATCTGGTATAACTAAAAAGCCCAGAAGCCCAGAACAACCAAAGAATGATTCTTCGTTTATTTCATTAATCTGAGTTTGTGTTAAATCAATCTGTGTATTTAATCCTCTGCAGTTTTTGAAAGCCCCACTACCTATATAAGTAACAGAAGATTGCAACAATAGAGCACCAGCAACTAAAGAGCAGTCTTGGAAAGCATAATTACCTATGTAGGCAAGATTTACAGCTTCATTAATACTGAAGACTCCATCTAAACTAGAGCAGTTGTAAAAAGCATAATCTCCGATATAAGTTACTCCTTCTGGTATTTCTAAATCTCCAGTTGCATTTTCGCAATTATAAAAAGCGTAATCACCAATATAAGCTAAGGAAGCTCCAAGGAAAATATCTCCAGATACACTACTGCAATTATAAAAAGCTTCTTCTCCTACACTTGTGACTTCAGAACCTAAAATTATATCACTGTTTATGCTAGAACAATTTTTAAAAGTCTTACTTTTTATTTCTTTTATTCCGTCCCCTATCAATAAAATATCATTAAAGCCACTACAGTTTTCAAAAGCCCCGCTACCTAAATATTCTACAGTGTCTGGAATCACCAGCTCTCCTTCGAAACCGCATCCCCTAAAGGCAAAATCTCCTATTGTTTCAAGTTCATCTGGAACAACAAAAAGACCCTCTAAACCATAACTACCATCAAAAGCTCCTGATTCTATATTTTTGCAGGTTGACCCTATAACAAGCAAAGAATCTCTACTTTGATTAGAATACCAATTAGAAGGTATATCTCCTCTTTTAAATTTTATTATTTCTGCTGTATTGGCATCGAAAACTATCGTATCTAGAGATCCATAACAAACAGGCATTCCCTGGTATAACCCATCGACAGTATTTTGAGCGTAACCGTTGTAATAAAAAGGCGTTACATACATACAACCTCTAATTTCAGCAAAAGCTTCTTCTCCTTGGAATACATCAAAAGGAAAATTTACATATACATCTTCTATTCCAGAGCAACCAGAAAAAGATCTATCTCCTATAGATTGTATTCCGCTAGGTATGGTCAGAGAGTAACCTAATGAGTCGCAACCCATAAAAGCGTTATCGCCTATTGTTGAAATGCCAGAAGCAAAACTTAGTTTACCAGTCAAGCTAGAGCATCCTGAAAAAGCATTGGCAGCTATAATTTCCACACCAGGTAAAGATATTTCCTTATCAAATCCAGAACAACCTTCAAAAGCCGATAGCCCTATCTCAATAACATTATCTGGAATATTTAAATAACCATTTAAAGAGTTACATCCATAAAAAACATAGTCCTCTATTTCAGATAAGCCCGAACTTAAAATTAATTCACCATCAAAACCTTCGCAACCATAAAAAGCTTCAATACCAATACTAAGAACATTATCTGGTATTGTTAAGTCGAAAGACAAAAGTTTAGCATTTTTAAATGTCTTGTCTTCAATTCTTGTCAGCGATTTACTTATGTATAAACCGCCTTCCATTCCGCTGCAGTTCTCGAACGCGCTCTGCCCCAAGCCAGACAATGAATCTGGCAAATAGAGACTTTCAGAAAGTCCAGAGCAATTAAAAAATGCTCTTTCTCCTATAGTTTCGACATCCGCTAAAAAAAGATCTACAGCAGAAAAACAACCCATAAAACACTCTTGCTTTACCTCTTGCAATCTTATTGGTAAAATTATTTCCTCTAAAGAAGAACAGTCTTTAAAAGCTCTCTCTCCAAAACTAGGTATTCGACATGTAGAATCAGAGTAAAAATCAGGTAAATTTGTACACCCATTAAAAACATCATCTCCGAAAGAGTTAATCTGCTCTGGCAAAAAAACAGGTTTATCTATATTAGCGCAGTCAGCAAAAGCCCCATCAAGAACATTGTAATTAGAAAACTCCCCAAAAGCTACCTTATAACCATTTAAATCTCCAGATTGCCAATACGCAATAACTTCCCCACGTATAGACTCATAAACTTCATTGTTATCATCTATAAATCTAGTATCTCTTATATCCTGCTCTGTGACAGCTGTCTTAAAGCCTTTCTCATCTGTTATTTGGAAAGAAAACTCAAGATTGTAATTTGTTTGCTCGTTTACTAATGTTTGATAATCTACATTTTCTAATTTTATATCTTCAAAATAGAACTGAGAAGTCACTTTTTTCTCGCAATCAGTAGAGATTATTCTAAGGTTTGATATCTGATCTCCCTTAACTAATCCGCTTATAAAACCAGCCTCTAAATTTGTGACCAAAGAGGATATAGATAATGTAGCATTTATTGGGTAATTTAATTTTCTAGAACATACATAATCTGACCCAAGCCTGTAAGAATTAGATCTTTTTATTGGCAAACTTACAGAAAATTGATTTATCCTATGATTACTTAACTCTAGCTTCTGGCCTCCTATAGATAAATTATCCATCTGGAAATTTATATCCGAAGGCAATATGGTCTCTACCTTAGTTCTGTCCAGATTATATAAACCACCGAACTTATTAGGTTCATAATAATTAGTATCTAATATATTTACAGATCCTACCCCAACATTGTTTCCAGACTCTAAATTTATAGCTGGACTCTCTATGAATTCAGAAAAATAATTTTCAATTTTTATATTAGAACAATCAAACTCGACATCGACACTAGGGACAGATCCTAGGGCAAAATTCATACTATAATTAGTCAAGTATGCATTACCGATAGAAACAATTTCTCCACCATTAGGGGAGGTTCCGTTTTTTATATACTCCAAAGCATCCTGTTCCTGCTCTGGATGGTTATAAAGATAAAAATTGTAAGAAGATTCTGTTAAATCTTTAATGATTGAAAATTTTGATTTAGCATCTAGGTTATAAACTAAACCCATAACTTCCTCATTGGCGAAAGTAGGGCTAAAACTATAACCCATCTTCAAGTTGACATCTGGGTGCCTTATAATATTTTCATCATAAAAATCTTGAGATCCTAACTGTTTACTATCAGCTCTTACATTGTTAAAACCATAAGACAAGGATCTCACCCCCGCAAATACAAAACCAGATTCATTTTCAGTTTTAAATGCAGGTGACTCTGATATTACAACTGCTGTATTAGCACTATTTAATGTTATCCTTTGGCTCATAATCAGAGTGTAATGTCAAATACTAGTTTTCCTTCGTTCCTCTTGGCAACCCAATAAGGATCACTATAACCAACAGCAGATAAAGGAACATGAATTTTCTTTAGTCTTTCCATGCTTTGAGATGGAAATGGATCCCCAAATATTATTGGCGCTACTGGAGCATTTATATAAACATTATACACGTATTTACATCCATAAAACGCATTATCTTCTATTGTTTTTATAGTTGGAGGTAGTGTTATATCCGTGCCTAATTTTGCACAAGTCCAAAAAGCCCCTTCTTCGATATGCTCAACCCCAGAAGGTATTTCTAAATCACCATAAAGTCTTCGACAATTCCTGAATGCCTCTCTAGATATTGTCTTTAATGTGCTAGGTATTTCTAATTTGCTTTTTAAGTAAAGGCAATTATAAAAAGCGCCAGTCCCGATACCAGTTAAAATCTTACCCAAAGACAATTCGCCATTTAAATTACTGCACCCATAGAAAGCTCTATTACCAATGTATTTTGTATTAGGTGGGATTTGAATATTGTCAATAATTTCTGAACAATCCTTAAAAGCTTCTTCTCCTATATAATTTAAACCGCCACCTAACAATACAGATCCATTTAAAGCAGCACAAGTATCAAAAGCATTACTTTCAATTCTTCTTACGTTTCCAGGTATGATTAAATCACCTCTTAAATTGACGCTGCCCTGAAAAGCCCCAGAACCAATCGTTTCACAAGCAGCTCCAATTTTAACTTGAAAAATGTCAGAGTTCATACTGGCCCAGTAATTAGGAATGTTGCCAGTAACCAAATCAACCAAATTTGAATTACCATCAAAAGTTCTAGTCGAAAGAGTCTCTTGACTATGAATTACTCTGTCTGGCATTATACCAAGAGGGTCTTCATCAAAAAATACCTCTAAATTGTGAGAGTCAAAAGTGTCCCACGTATGAACCCATCTTTTACATACAAAAACTTTAGGCCTATTATAGACAGTAGGGATCCTTTGCTTAAATCTCCTGTAACCACCTTGTGTTTCTAAAAAATGAAGCATACTCTTAAGCTGCTTCGTAGTTATTTTTGAAAAGTTATAACTAATAGGAAAAGATGCTGTGTTATATTTTGTCTTTCTTCTTAAAGGAAAGCCGTCTTTATCTCCAAATCTTTGAACGTCAAACTGCACGGTGTTGCTTTGTCCTACGTCTGGTTGCCAAAAAAAGTCCCTTGTCCAGTAAGGGCTGTCTTCAAGATTATCGTATGAGTCCGATGAAGAATCATGATCTTCTGTGCAATAGTAAAAATTATTTATTTTGTCTTGGTATTTAAACTCCAACCTCTGATCGTAAACGACATCATGTTTTAAATAAAGTCTGTTTTCTTGTTCATAATATAGACTTTCGTAATCAGGATTTAAAAAATTCAAAGAAGCCCAATTAAAACTACCAGGAGCTTCTGTTATTTCAAATTGTGAACTTATCGAAAATGAAGAAGGATCTAATTGATTAATACTGTAAGAATTGCAAAAACCATTTATTTTTTTGTATATAGTTGGATCTGAATCAAAAAAAACAGGTTCAACACCTCTTTTACTTTCTAAAAAATTAGCTAATTCCCTAGCCTCTTGTTCATCAACCTCATAAACCATATTAAATTTAGCATAAAGATTGTTAATACCGACTGGCATTATATTTAGATAGTTATGATTCGTCGTTATAGCTTTATCCTTAGCTCTGAACTCAACAGAAGAACCCTTGGTAGGGCAAGATATTTCTTCAATACTTTCAAAATCAATTATTCCAGAAAAATTTCGAGTCCTGTCGTAAATCAATTCTTCGTCTTGTATTTTAACGTAAGCCATATATATTATATTAAATTTATATAAAAAGTAAACAATTAAGGTAAAATTTTATTGTCACCTCCTAAATGACCAACATAAGATAAATTCATAGCCATGGTTCCGTTTATGGACTGGCTTAAATTTCTAGCTACCAAACTAGCTTTTGGTATTTTTACTTGATTCAATTTGGTTCCGTTTTTACCTTCTATATTTATAGAAATATCTCTATTATCTCTTGAATTTAAAAAGTCAAAAGTTTCAACATTGTAGCTTTGGCTTAATTCTAATTGGACAGATGCAGTATACTTTATAGGTCTTTTTTCTTCTATTGCGAATGGGTTTACAGATCCTATTCCATAATAAACTTCATGATCTACTCCTACTGAGTAGTTAAAACCTATAACCTTATTGTCCTGAAAATCTTCTGAAGTTATGTTCATAGTCTGTTGAGATGAAGCATCTGCAATCGGATGATTCTTTTTTCTCGGCCCCCGCCTAATGTCTCCATTTTTCTTTCTATTGACGCCACTTGTTACCTCGTCCAGTATTCCCAAACTAGTATTGACCTTGGGTAATGATCCTACCGCACAATTTATTGAATAACTTTTTATGTAACCGCTTTCAAAACCATAGTAAGAATTATTTTTCTCGTCATGAATTTGACCAGCAATAGTTTTATTTTTGCCTAAAACTTCATAAATAGGATCCTGGTATATCAAAATCCTAGATAAATTCATAGACTGAGATGTTGGCCCTGAAGGTGTAGTTAAACCCATCTCTGTTCCTATAGGACTAGCAATAGAGCTATTGTTTTTGGAAGAAATAGAAACAGAATTAACCCCTGTTAAATGAAAACCATCCAACAAAACAAAAGATTCGTGATCTAAAATAGCATTTATCATATTATCTAAGCGAGCCTCCTAATCTTTTTTCTTCTCTAAGAACTTCTAAGACTTTAAGCTTGATAGCCTTGCCTAACTCTTCTCTAGCTCTAGAGCCCCCGTCGGACCCTTGACTTTCCGAACTTTCTTGACCTCTACCACTAGATCCTTGAGTTGCGCTGTTACCACCTCCATTGACGGTTATATTTATTTCTCCAGAATTTTCTCTGGTTGCAGCTAATAATTCGTCCAGCTTATCTACAATCTTTTCTGAATTTTCGGTGTCCCCGCCAGAGTTAAGGCTTTCAAGATTTTCTTGTCCTATTCTTTCTGTAGCAGCCTTGTTTAATACAAACTCCCCACCACTAAGCATAGCCATAACGCTGTCCACATCAGAAGAGCCTCCTGTAACGTAACCTCCTGTAGCGTAATTACTTCCATTTCTGTAACCATCCGCAACTTTACGATAATAACTTCCCTCTCCTGAAAAATTAGCAATACCGCCTGTTCCTCCAGATCCTCCCCAGAAGCTCTTCAGGTAACCTCCATTGCTTTGGACGTTTGAATTAAATGAACCTCCAGTCGATCCATCGGCAGCTGATGCACCAGCCGCAGCAATTCCAGATGCACCAGCCTGTGCTCCCATTGTAATTAAACTTATAGCTAAATTAGTTAATATTGCTTTCTTTCTTGCTTTCTCTTGTTCTTTGAGATCTTTCAGCAGTTGTTTGTATTCAGCAACTTGCTGTTTGTATTCCAGATTCAATCCAAATGCTTGCCCTTTAGCTTCTCTTGTCGCTGCCTGTAGAGGCGTCTCTCTTGTTCTTCCGAAGTTAGTAAGCCTAACACTTTCTGGTTCCAGGGATATGCCAGAAGCTCCAGCAAAGCTATTTGTAGAGTCACGATTGCCGCTAGTGAAAGCCTGTGTTGAAAAGTCTAATAAGTTTTGGTCTCCCGTTATGCTTCCTTCTCCGTATAAACCAGGAATTATATATCCTCCATTTCCTGTTTGTTTTCTCAAAGACCCTTTTCTGATCTCACTTCCAAATATATCTGTAGTTCGAAAATCCTCCTCTTCTCTAGCAAATGGAACTCCAGAAACCAAGCCTCCTTTTGCAAATTTTTGCAACTTACCTTGATTTAAGGCTTCTAAAAATGTTGTACCAAAAGACGATACCGAATCTTTGGACATAACAAATTCACCACCAGTTAATAAGGATGGTACTTCATTCTTCTTTTCAGAACTGGCAACCTTTAAACGCGAAAGCCTCTCATCTAAAACACTACCGAGTTTTGGATCAAAAGATCTCTCAAGGCCAGATGCTGGTGTGGCATCTGATGCCAGTAGACCAGATTCAGATCTGAATTTAACATTATCTTCTGTTTTTTGTTTTTTCTCTTTTATGAAATTCTCATAATCCGTCCATTTAGAAGCGAAAGATCCAGAGTCAGATCTTAATTCTCTGTTTCTTAATCTTTCATCTGGTTTATAGACTTCAGAAAAGTCAGCTTTAGGTGTGAATTTTGATGCAATCAGTCCAGACTGTGTTCTGTTCTCTTCTTTTTCGTCTTGTCTCTTATTGCTGACCACTCTTGTTGCGTCTGCTTGTGGAGTCCAATCCGATGACTCGATTCCAGACTCAGTTCTAATTCTTACTCTATCTTCTGTTTTTTTCTTTTTTGCGTTTACGATGCTAGCCGCAACGGTCCATTTAGAAGCTACTATTCCAGATTCTGTTCTGTCATCTTGATCTATGGTTTTACCGTCTTCATCCTCTTTTGATCTTGATGCTTTTGGGGTCCAATCTGAAGCCAAGATGCCAGACTGAGTTCTATCTCCTTCGTTAACACCTCTTCTGTATTTTGTGTATTCGTTTATTGGGTCATTCCCTCCACCAACCATTCCGCCAGCAGCGAAACCAGGAAGCTTACCAGAGTTTATAGACTCCATCATTCCAGATCCATATTTCTGAACAGCACTTTTTCTCATGACAAATTCGCCGCCCATCAGAACAGCTGGTACGTCATCTTTCATTCCAGAACCTCCAGTTACCCTTCCACCTTCTGCAAGTCCCACAGCGCCTAAGATGGGGCCAAGGAAAGAACCAACTCCAGGTATAAGGCCAGCTAAACTACCAATAGCTCCACCAAGAAAACCACCGCCACCAGTAGAGCCTTGTATACCGCCTCCGCCTCCGCCTCCGCCGCCATTAACGACATTAACAAAAACAGGGTTTGATTGAGAACCTTTTGGTCCACCGCTTTCGCCACCTAGACCCAATAAACCAGCTACACCACTTATATCTTGTCCAATAAGACCGCTGAGGGCTTTAAGACCACCGCCTTTTATATCAATACCTCCACCTTCGCTTTCGCCACCTTCTGCCGTCAAACCCCCTTCGTCGGCTGATGTTACAAAAAGTGGGCTTGTTTTTGTAAGCCCTCTACTACTATTTACCAAGGTGGCTCCTGCAATAGAGCCTCCAACAGAGCCTGCTTTATCTTTATTGCCAAAGATATTTCCAAATATTCCTGGTAATCCAGTATCTCCACCACCGAACACAACGCCCCTTAGTAGATTATTTAAAGAAGTTTTTGCAAGTTCGTCGAGAAAGCCAGTAGCAGCCTCTCTTAAGGTATCTCTAAGAGATTCTCCCTTGCTTAAAGAGTCTACTAATCCATCTGATAATGTATCAACGAAATCGCTAGACGCACTAGCCAGAAGCTCTTTAATCTCTCTAGCTGAATCTTCTGGGCTCTTACCTTGTCTTTTGAATAGTTCTCCTATACTTGGGTTGTCTTTTTGAGATTCAAGAACAGCAGCTTCATTTAAGATTGCTTCTTTTTCACCTGTGGTTTTTGCCTCATTAAGTTTTTCTCTTAAAGCTAATATTTTGAGATTTATTTGATATTCATATTCAAGCTGAGACCTAGAAGCTGTACTTATATCTCTTAAAACGGCAAGCTCTTTTTCTCTACGTAAAACATATTCATTAGCTTGTCTTACTCTATCTACTTCAGTGCCTCCTGCATTCTGCAGAGTGTCTAACCTACCCTCGCTTGTTCCAGCAGATTGAAGAGTGCCAGCGTCAGCGGTTGTTAAAATATCAAAAGTATTCTGAGCTCTTTGCTCTCCAATATTTTCAAACTCAGACCTAATTAAACTAGCCAGTGTTTTAAGACTACCCGTAAAATTCTTAAGAGCTGCGTCTGCTTTTAGATTTGCTATAGTCTGTTTGTCTATAGCTTTTCGACTTAGATCTACTGCTTTTTGATAAGCATCTGTGTTTATTATTTCAGCTGCATCTTTGTCTTTTTGTGATAAAAATGGTGCAAATGATGGTGCCTCTTCTTTCTCTTTTCCTTTTAGTGGGGAGAAGAGATTACCAGCAGCACCAAGTTGAGGAGCTTTTGGAATACTAAATAAATTTGAAATGCTTGGAATTAATGTCAACATCGCCCTGTTTAAGGTTTCTGTTGAAGTTGTCAAATTTGTTTGACTTGTTTTTTGTCCTTCGTTTGCTGCTTTTAGATCACCTGAGGCCTTAGCAGCTTCATCTATATCTCCAGCAGTATTAACAGGTTCTTTAACCGCTAATTCCTTAAGTCTTTGTTGGACTTGTAATTCTTCGCCTTTCAGTGTGGCTACTTGTTGTGAGAATGTTTGTATTTGAGTAAGAGCATTCTGAATTTGGCCTTCTTGTGCTTTTATTTCTGCTTTCTTACCTTCTATACTAGCTAGGATTCCTCCAGAACCTTGTGTCAAACTTGTAGCTCTTTGAGAATCTCCCCCAAAACCGTCAGGGCTTTGATTGATTAAATTATCTAATTCATTTTTTAACTCATTTAATTTTACTTTATTATCCTCCAGGTTTTTGTTAAATGTCGTTAAAGAACCTGCAGCTTTTTCAAATTCTTTATCTCTTGCTGGTCTTCTTGTTAATTCAGATTTTTCTATACCTGCTCTCTCTTTAGCTCTGGATTCCGAAACAACCTTGGCTACATATGCTCCAAACTTATTAACATTAGATCCAAAAACATTAACATTAGCTCCGAATTCTGTTTTCAAACCCTCTGTTAAGGTTCTTCTTAAATCATCAATAAGCTTTTGGCTCTTCTTCGATTGATCCTCTGCGAGTTTCTTAGAGTCAGCTATTGATTGTTCTATCAACTTTCCAACCGAAACCTCTAAAGGAGCTAAATCTAATATGTCTTTAGTTCCAGTTATTTTATCTTCCAAACCCTTTCTTTTGGATGGGTCTATAACATCAGAAAAGGCTCTCAATTGAGATACAAGATCATCAGCTTTAGCTTCTGTTCCTGCTTTTCTATCCTTACGAATATCTAAATTCGTTTGTTTTATGTCCAATGCATTAGAAGACCTAACGTCTGAAGCTGTACCTTTTCTTCCAGCCGTCCTTACTTCAAGCCTAGCTCTTTCTATATCTATTTCTCTCTGCTCTGAATCAAGAGCGGAACTGCCGATATCTCTTTGTCTTTTAGTACGCCTATCACGAATGTCACTAATTCTTTTCTCTTCTGCAGATTGAAGTTTTAATATTTTAAGTCTTGCATTTTGAAGGTCATTATCAGTTTTTGCTAATACCGCTCTCTTTGTTGCGTCTGTTATATTTTGCTTTATAATACCAATAACCTCTTTTTCTTTTCCTGCTATACCCTCTATACGAGAAAGCCTTTCTTCTGCAAACTTAACTATATCTCCTTCAAACTTTCCAGTCTTTAATAGATTATCACTAATATTTAAAACAACATCTGCAACTTGCTGGTATGCTCTAGCATCTATAGTACCGCCAACATCTGGTATGAAACTTGTCTTTAATCCTTCGTCTGACAATATTCCTTTAGTGTAAATATCCGATATCTCCTGTCGCAAATCTTTTTCTATATTTAGGTTCTGAATCCTCCGATCTAATTCGGCACCTTGTATATCATTTGTATCTGCAGAAGCTTTTAAAAGCTCAAGTCTGAATTGTTTTTCTGATTTTATTCCAGCTATTGTTTTTTGCTGTGCAACAACAGAATCCAAAGCTGAAAGAGCTGTATCTCTTAGCACTCTTCTAGAATCTTCCTCAATCTGTTTGAGTTTTTTCGCTGCGTCTGCAGCAGATTCCAATTTCTTTTCTATCTTACTTCTTACTGTTACTTCTTTTTCTAGGTCTTTCAGGAGTTGCTTTTCCTCTACGACCCTATTTTCATCGCCATCAATTTTTGCAATTTTCTCTCTCAACCTTATTTCCTCCTTGAGAGCGTCTTCTCTTCTCGATTGATCTTCTTTGCTTAATTTATTTTTCTGTTGCGATAAAAATTTCTTTACATCTTCTGGTTTTTCAAGAAGTTTTTGTTTATCTTCACCACTCAATGTAGAAATTAAAGAATTATCAGCTAAACCTCTAACCTTTTTTCCTATCCCGTCTTTCCTTCCCTCGTTTAAAACTTTCGTTATTATTTCTTTAGGGTCTGTTATTGTTTTTCCTTTTTCGTCTTCGATACCCCTTATTTTTAATCTCAATTCTTTTAGTACTAAATCAGTAGGTGACTCACCCCCTTTATCAATACTTAAAGCCGCATCAAGAGAGGATTCCCTAAGTTTCTCTAGAGACTTTGCTGCCGCTTCCGCTGGCGTATCTACAAACCCTAGAAATCTACCGACACCCTTTAAAACATCACCCACTTTTGCAAACAGGTCTATATCAAGAAACTTTTTAAATGCAAAATTAACCAGAGGCAGCACTGTGGCTATAGTCCCAATAATGGGAACAAGTCTCCCAAAATTAAGAGCCAATTTAGCTATTGGTAATTTAGCAAGACCCCCTAAAGATTTAAAAGCTCCACCAACTCCTCCAGCCGCCCTACCAGCGGCTATTTGCCCCTTTGCTCCAATAACTTTTCGCCCCGTAGCAAAAGACTTACCTGCCTTTACTTTGCCCAAGCCAGGGGTTATTCCTACTGATTGAAGACCGAACAGAACAGAGGCTGCAGTTAAAGCGGCTTTAGAAAATTCTGCTACAGCTTGTGAACTTCCTTCTGCTTCATTAGCCAATCCACCTAAAACACTCTGAGCTATAAAAAATATTCCAGAAGCCTTCAAATACGAAGCTGTTGATTTTTCTGAAGCTACTAATTGACCTTGACTTGCTTTAGTGAGGCCTTTAGAAGCTCGAGTTTGATCTTCAATTGCTTTCTGATTAGCTTTTCTTGCGCTAGAAGCCATCTCTTGCCCCACAAAATTAGGAACAAAGCCTCCAGAAGCATTCTTGGGCACAGCACCAGTAGGCTCATCCCTAGTATTAGTTACAGCAAGACCTTCTGGGTTTTGGCTGTTTCTTAATTTACCATCTTGGTTTATTCTTACTTGATTGATGGGAATACCAGCTTGTCTTTCTCTGCCGATGGCTTCTTCAAGTGGGCTTTGATTTTGTGCGAAGTTTGGGATATAACCAGAAGCAGATCTTTTCAATATACCGCTTTTGTCAGAAGTAAAAGACTGACCCTCTAATCTACTTAAATCACCCTGTTTTACTGTATAAGTTCCATTAGGATACCTTCCATTGCGGCCTTTTTTTAGAAACCCTAATTCTTTTGCATCAGCATTTAATAGTTTTTTGCCTACAAGATCTACCTCATTGCCTTTTCTTCCGAATGCTGCTTTGCCACCAACTAATACATCAAAAAACTTTTTAGCGGCCGACTTCTGAAGTTCCTTGCCAGATGACCCCTTAACTTCGGCACCCGACTTGCCCTGGCCTGCTCCAACTCCAAAAGCGGTATATAAGCCATCAGACTTTGGCAAATCTATTAATGAGTTTTCTGTTCTTGATTCGTAATCCTTAAATCCAGCTCCATCTAATATAGAAGCTAAAGCAACCTCAAAAACACTTCCAGCTAAAGAATTTACCGCTCCCTTCTGGAATCTTCCTTTTAATTTATCAGCACTTTCAGACCTGACATTGATTGGGTTAGAAATACCCACAGCCGTTTTGACTGCTTGTTCGGCACCTAAATCTCTAATTTCAGTTTCTAATTTATCTATGTAAGAAGCACCCCCAGCATCACCTTTTGGCCTTTTTGCTTGAAACGTTGGTACATCTATCTTGGTAAGAAGTCTTTCACTAAAACCTTGTTGCCCCGCTGTCGCCACGGAGTCATAAATTCTTGTTTCATTTTTTTTATCTTTAACTCCATAAAATGAAGAATCGGCTTTATCTGAACCATAAGAACCTGTAAGCAAAACAAAATCTCTACCTCCCTCGTTTACGTATCCCTTTGCAAAATTAGGAATATAACCACCAGCCGCATTTATCTTCTTGGCTCCACTTGGCAACCCCATAGACTTAACCATGTCTTGGTTGAAGATGGCAGATCCACCACCAGCGTAGTTAGGAACAATATACTCACTACTATTAGCGACCATAGTACCACTTTTGCCATTCCCAAACGCGAAGTTCGGGATAACAACTGGTTTAGCTCCGCTTGGAGCACCACCTACACCTTTTGAGATGTCTTTTTGTTCCGCCCCAATTGGAAAATAACCTCCAGCAGCCCTTTTTGTTGCTCTGGCTGTAGGTGAAACTACACCAGGAGCTATACGAGCTGACAAAGCACTTAGCTGCGATGTAAGTTTAACTCTCTCCCTTAAAGCTACATTGAAAAATTCTGATTGCTGAAGTCTTTTTTGTTCAGCAGTTAAAGAAGAATTTTCTATCCTTAAAATATTTTCTCTAACACTTTTATCATTCAGTAGGGTCCCAACTATTTGTTGTTGAATACTCTTTAGTTTTTCCGCTTGCTTATTTAAACCTAGGAATGTTTTAAAAGAATCGATTCCAAACTTCAAAAGCTGTTTAGATAACTGGAACAAAAGAACACCAAAAATAGCAAGCCCCCCTTTGACCAAAGCTCCACTTAATCCGCTTAAAAACCCTTTTGCAAACTTAGCACCAGGCCCCTCCCCATCTAAAAAATTATTTACAGAAGAAACAAAGTTGTTTACTATGTTTAAAAGTTCTTTAAACGTATCTGTTACCCCAAGCTCACCAAGATTGTTAGCAAGCTCTTTAACTGTTAAAGTAGTCCTGGTTATTGCGGCAGCTAACGTTTGATTAAGAATTATATTTTTCTGATAAGCTTGATCGGTAGCGCTCCTGAAAGCTTCAGTCGCCTGTATAGCTATCGATGTCTCACTACTGTAGTCAGACAAAGCTGCAATCAGCGGAGCTATCTGGAATCCACCGCCGATTTTCTCAGTGATAGATCTTATTTGAATATCATTTAAGTCTTGCAACTTGCCTGCTAAATTTTCTATTAACTTAGTCGCTGGTAAAATTTTACCTTCTACATCTGTTATTTGCACTCCAAGACTCTCCAAAAGCTTTAGGTTTCCAGCGCGACCAATACGAGTAAAGATTGTTTTAAATGAGTTGCCTATAACAGCTCCACCACGGGCTGTCTTTTGCTGCACAGCAGTTATAATTCCCCCAAGCTCATCAATACTAACGCCAGCTTGTTGAGCAACAGAGGCAGAACGTTTAAATCCTTCAATAAGATCTCTTTCAGAAACCGCAAACTTGTTTGCGGCATTACTAACTTTATTAAGAACCTCTCCAGTTGTTAAGCCTTCTTTAGAGAAACTGTTAACGGCAGCAGTCAATCCAGCTACAGCTTCTGCGGCATTTATACCTGAAAGCCTGGAAAGAATAAGTGCATCATTAAGTCTTTTGGTAACCTCTGTCGCATTTAAACCCTGCCTTGATAACTCGAGAGCAGCGTCAGCAACAGTATCAAAAGTTTGTTGCGTATTTCTTGCTATATCAAAAATTTTCCCTTTAAGCGCATCTAATCCAGATACAGTAGTGTTAAGTATAGAGTTTATTTTGCCAAGACTAGCCTCAACCTCGATGGTTGTGGTAACCAAACTCTTAAAGGATTGTACTACTGCATTAATAATACCAACAGAAGCACCGAAAGCAATGACACGGGCATTTGCCGCTTGCATGGACTTGCCAAACTCATCAGCTTGTCCAGTTATTCTTCCAAGAGGCTGTTCAAGAGATTTGATATCCTTGGCGTTAGTACCAAGATCAATTTTTAAGTTTCTTCCAGCTTTCTTTGCTACGCTAGCAACCTGCCTTTCAAGCTTCCTTTGATTTACTAGTCTTCCTTCTAACGGTAATTGTACTGATTCTGGCATAGTCGTGTAACCTTTTTTCCTTTATATAGGATACACAAGAAGGTGATTTATTGACCAGCTAATTTCATCATTTGTTCCATATCAAGTTTGCCGCCAGCTTTCTTTATTTCGTCTGACAATGAAACACCTCGACTTCCGTCAACGTCAGCGAGATCTCTAACATCATCGCTAGTAGCTCCAAACACAGTTGATGCGGCAGAATCATCATCAATAAACTTTTTAGCTTTACTACTGTCGCTTTTAGACTCTGAGAATGCAAGCAATCTTTCTGGATCGTCTCTTATGTCATCGGGTATATTCTCTACATTTTGAAATATACTATGAAAAACCCTACCAAACACACACATCTTGAGTTGGTAAACAGATAAGTTGATTAAAGAAATCCCGAAAAAATCTTTTGGGTTTTCACAAAAAGATAAATATAAAGTAAAAAATGGACGCAATATAGTTTTTTGAATATCTAACTCATTTAGTTTGGCAGAAATAGCATCATGCTGTGTCCTCAAATAGGAATACTCCAAGTCGTCCAGATTATCGAAATCTTCTTTAGAAAAGGCATTTTGATCTAAGTCTTTAGAATCATAAATAAAATACCTTATTATTTCTTGAGCTGCCATACCAGAAGCGTAATCTTCTGCGGTCTTACCTACAATCTCTTTTCTTTTTACCAAGAGATCCATCCACTCATTCTGCTTTTGATCTATTGTCTCTTGAACGGTTTTTTTCTGAGATCCTAACAATAAGCTTTCCTTTGTTTTTTTTAAATTTTGTATTTCTAAATCTAAATTAGATATTTTTAGGTCATCTTCGTCTGTCCAAAGATCGTCTTCTTTTACTCTTTTGAGTATCGCTTCTTCGCACTCTACTCCCTTGGCTTTTGCCTTATTTATATATTTTAAATAATACGTATGAAGATTCCTCTGATCCTTTATACTCGTATGCTTAAAATACAAATCCCTACCATAAAAGTCAAACACACTGTAGCCGTCGAATATCTCGCCAGCTACAGATATGTAAAACTCTTCATTCACAGAAATACGGCTTTATTTAGCTTTTTCTTTAAGCTCTTCTTCGACTTCTTCGACTTCTTCTCCCTCTTCCATTTCAAGCATGAGGTTTTCAAACTCTTCTTGAGAAGACGCTTGATTAAAGAACCAAAAAGCCAATGTAGTAGAAGCCTTCTTGATGAGCTGGTTGTAAAAATCACTCTCTTCTTCTTCGAGGTCGTAATAATAAGAAGTCTTATCTTCGAATGTCTCTCCTACAAAGTAAGGAACAAACTTATCCAACTCATCATCATAAATAAATGTTAAATTAAGACAATACCATAGCAATACTTTGTTCTGAGCTTTTACGTCAGCCGTATGATCGAACAAAGATTGGAAGTTGGATTCAAAATCTACAATTTTCTTTCTGTTCGCAGCGACTAAGCCTTTAACTTTTTCAAATCTATTGTTTTGGGTTTCTGTTCTTTTCTTAACAGTATCCAACCTCAGATATTCGTTTTGAAGCTCAAGAGCGTCTTTATAAAGATCGCCATACTGGCTGGAGTCATCTTCACTAAAAAGACCTCCAGTATCGCTATATTTCTTACCAAGCATCGCTTTAGTAAGAATACCCTTCTTGATACACTTGCTCATTTCAACAGAGTATTCGAGTTCCGCTTCTTCCAGCTGCCTTCTACTTGGCCTTCTGATTTGAACCTCTACAGGCTCATTCTTTTTGACCTTTCTCTTAGTGATAGTTTCCTCACCAGTTTTTTTGTTTTTTCTGGTTGATTCGACTGTTTTTTCCACCTCGTTATCGATGGTAAACTTATATAGTATTTTTTGTTCCATGTTCCTTGTTTAATTAAATTTGAATGTTACTTTGAAATTTTCGATTTCTTTTTGCATGTTTCTTACTGATTCATTACCATGGTCAAGAATTCTTTTTCTTATCCATGCTAATTTATCTGGAGTAAAATGGTCTGCGGCCCTAATGACTGAATGATACTCTTCTGGTATCTCATCGTATAGCTTTTGATAGTGAAATATATGATCTTGGCGCATATCTTCAAGCAATAATAACATTGTTTTGAATAGCGATTTAATCTCTTTATCAGAGCTATCGTTAAGAACTTTTTTAGCATTCATACCTTTATCCTTTATTATAATACAAAAAAAAGTGTATTTTTCAATATGGCAAGCTTTTTATCAACATCTCAAAAAACAGAAATTGAAAAACTGTATAACAAACTGCATGAAACCTTTTCTCAAGAAATAACAGTTTATAAAAACGGTAAAAAAACTCTTATAGCACACGACCCTAAATACAACTCAGTTTACGGCAGAAATAATCTAGGGAAAAGAGACAGCGTTGAGTACGAAACTATTTCGGAAACATTTGGAGCGAGGATTTATTATATAAAAACAGAAGAAGAACTATTTAATAACGAGAACAGTCAAGTAAAAGTGATAATGCCAAAAGGTTCAGTCAAGGTCATTGTTAAAGAAGAAGGTTTTAAATTTATAAAAGAATCAAGAAGGGTTGAGTTTGACGGAAGAAAATTCAGCATTCATACTGATGGATCACCATATGGTCTTACTGGAAATCTTTTTTATACATTTTATTTAACCCCATTAGATGAATCAACAGATTAATGATTAAAATACCGAAAAGCGTAATTAAAGAGTTGGAAAGAAAATCTCAAAAAACAAAAAAAGCAGATTATACTAAAACTTTTAAAAAAAACTTCGACAAAACTAAAGAAGAAATGATAGAAGAGTTTCTGTCTGATCCTGTTACGGTTGAATTACTTTCGGGACCTTCTGGTTCTAATATTAGCGGAACACTGAATGGAAATTCAAATCTGTTTGCCTTTATAGGGTTTCAATCTGGAGACAACCCTACAGAGCCTATATTGAGTTTATTGAAAAATACGTCTTACAAAGATGCAGGAGAATCAAGAAAAGGGAGAAAGTTTAGCGTCATAATGCCTACAACTGATGATATATTTTCAGTTACACCAATGCCTTGGGCTACAGGAAGAAGCTGGGCTAAAGGCATAGAGACTGGTATTTCTGGTCTTGGTTTCCTATTAAATAAATCAACTTCATCAAGCAGATCAGGTGTAGCTATACAAGCAAGGTCTAAAGTCAGGAGTGGTAAATTTAACAATAGACCCTATATTTCTGCTTTGCTTAAAAAATACAAAAAAAAGTTTAAAGAAATAAGATGATAGAACAATACCATCACAAGTTAACCAACTCATTTATGCTGTGGTTTGATAACTACCTTTTAACAAAAGGGCAAGCTTACACAAATCATACTGGAGTTAAACTTGAACATTATTCTGACGATAGAATAGATTCTGCTTACAAAGCTTATGGAAGCCCCTATAAACAATGGGTGTTTGATTCCTCTGTAAGCGGAGCTGTAATTCCAGATGGAGTTACTGTTGGAAATACTCCTACTGGCTCCTACAACAGCCTAGTAAGTGGAAGAGAAGGAATGGCTTTAGATTTTGACAACGGAAGAGCTTTGGTTGAAACCTCAAACGAAAATTACGAGGTAACAGCAGATTTTTCAGTAAAAGATTTCAATTTGTATTTCACTAACGAAACAGAGGAAGACTTGATCGTTGAAAATAAATATACTATAAACTCTAGAGTACCTTCTGCTGGTTTTGGCCCTATAGAGCCATATGATCAAGTTATACCAGCAGTCTTTTTCAACACCAATACATCAAACAATAAAGGATTTGCTTTCGGAGGTATGGAAGAAACCACTACGACAATAACTGCGACAGTAATGTCTGAAGATAGTTACATGCTAGATGGAGTTCTCTCTATATTCAATGATTCAAAAAACGAATCAATTGCACTAATACCAATATCAGAACATCCATTTAATGAGTTTAATGATTTAAAAGAAGGGTCATTCAACTACAAAGATTTGTCTGAAGCTCATAACAAGTGTGGTTCGTTATACATTAACAATGTCAATACGTCTAAGTTGACAGATAGAGCAAGAAAATCATTATCAAACAATATATTTGTTGGTTTTGTAGATTTCGAAATACAACAACATAGATTTAGGCACCAATAATTTCACAAACAACCAAAACAACTGTAAACATTTAAAATAATAACGTCATGTCAAGAAACAGAGTAATTTATCAATCAGAAGCTCTCTTTGTAAGTAAAGAGCACACATCCCAAAATGCCTCGGACCATGAGCAACTTCATCGAGTCCAAAGCGCTAATTACGGATTTTCAGTTAGCCGTCAAGATGTTAACCAGTTTGGAAACTTAGCCAGAATCGATTCTATCATTCTGGAAGCTCCAACCGTTAACTTTGATGTAACCTACTATCCTACAAACGGCTTTAACGAAAAGGCTTTAGACTTTTTTGTTAGAGATGCCAATACGCCAGCAAACACTTCAGGTCAATTTGCATCAGGTCACCTTGCTGCTGGTTCTGGAAAAAACTTCTACATTCTAACTACCCCAGAAGGAAGAGACGCCAACCTAAACAGACAGGCTGGAGAAACCGACAATAGTATTATTGGAATTGGAAATGCATTTCTTACAGATTACGCCTTAGATCTTTCCGTAGGTTCACTACCAACAGCCACTGTATCCTTCGAAGCTTCCAACATCATTGCTGACACTGCTGTATCAGGATCATCAACCTTATTTTCAGGTATTAGTTCTCCTGGTGTTGACCCTGAATTGGGACAGTCTTTAGGTCTTGGAATAGAAATCCCAGTAGCTTCTGGCAATGCTGGAGACAGTGATTCAGATCTTGTTTCAGCACTTCGTCCTGGAGACATTAAGGTTGACATTACAAGTTTCCAAGGAGAAACTTTGAGTAGCTTAATCGGAACCGACGGTATTCATGTTCAAAGCGCATCTCTATCTATCCCTCTTTCAAGATCCCCAATTGAAAGACTTGGATCTAAATTCCCATTTGCAAGAACTGTCGATTTCCCAGTCAACGCAACATTAAGCGTTAATGCTATTGTTAATACAATGGAGGCTCAAAACCTAGCTAATGTTATCAGCGGCTGTGGAGAAACAAACAGAAGAGACGTATCACTAACTCTTGGAGAGTGTGGTGTTAATAAAACTGGAATGCAATTCTTGCTAAAAGGATGTACTGTAGATTCAGAAAGCTTCTCTTCCAGTATCGGATCAAACAAGAGTGTAGATATTACATTCTCAACCCAAATTGGAGGAACAAGAGACGCTAATAACGGCATCTTCGTAAGCGGAAGCAATACAACAGTTCCTTACGTATAAAAATCAAAACAAAACAATCTAAACCATGTCAAGAAATAGAGTAATTTATCAATCGGAGTCTCTTTATGTAAGTAAAGATGCATCATCCACATCAACTGTAGAGCACGAAGAACTAATTAGGGTTCAAAGTGCAAACTACGGATTTAACATCAATAGACAGGACGTAAACCAATATGGAAACCTTGCTCGTATTGATTCTTTGGTGCTCGAAGCCCCAACAGTCAATTTCGACTTCTCCTACTATTTGGGCGACGGTTTCAACGAAAAAGCACTTGGCTTTGATATCACATCACTTGCCCAGTTCCCAAGCGGCTTCCTTGAAACAACAAGCGGAAGAAACTTCTACATCGTAACTTCTGATGAAGGTCAGGATTCAGTTAACTTTTTGGCTGGAGATCCTTACAGTCTAATTGGTATCGGTAACGCTTTCCTTAGTGATTACAGCGTAGATCTTTCCGTCGGGTCTCTTCCAACAGCAACAGTTTCTTTTGAAGCTGCAAACATCAACTCAACTAACGGCTTTGTTTCAGGAACACTTCCTAGCAACTTCAACATGACGGGAGAAAGCCCTGCAATTGATATCGAGTTGGGAGTTCCTGTTGGAGAGACGGTGAGCATCCTTAAGCCTGCCAATACAGGTCAAGGAGGTCCAACAGCACTTCGTCCTGGAGATATTTATATAACCTTCCCAGGATTTACAGATGAAAACTCAGCCTTAACTAGAATTAGCGGAGATGGCAAATTCAACCTTCAAAGTGCTTCTCTTTCTGTTCCTCTTTCTAGATCAGCTATTGAAAGACTAGGTTCTAAATTCCCATTTGCTAGGGTTGTTGACTTCCCAGTTAACGCTTCGATGTCTGTTAATGCCATTGTAAGTGAGCAAGAGACTAGAGACCTTTCGGCATTGATTTCTGGATGTTCCAGCTCAAATGGTAGTGTCCAAATCACAATGCAATCTTGCGAGGGTCAAGACGCCTTGATATGGAACCTCAAGGGTGCTACTCTTGATTCTGAATCATACTCATCAAGCATTGGCTCCAATAAGTCAGTGGATTTAACATTCGGTGTTCAGCTTGGAGGCGTTGACGATATTGAAAACGGAATTATATGTAGCGGATCTGGTCAAGGTAGACCAATCTTTGACATCTAAATCATTACTACGAACAAAAGCCCCGCAATAGCGGGGCTTTTTTAGTTTAAACCATGCTCAGATACGAAGAAATATTATATCTATCTCATAATTCAGCAATATTGAGACATGGAACTGTTATATATAAGCTTTACCCTACATGCAGAAACATAGACAAAGAGTATAACAATGCATTAATGATAAGAGACCTTCCGTTTAGGAAATCAAGGCTTTTAAGCAAGGCAAAATTCAAATCAAATGAAGCAATTTGTTATGAATACATAGAAGGAGACGAAAAGGACGTTGATATAGAAGTTTCTGTAGATAAATTAATATTTAAAGAAATAAATGGCGAAGAGATAGATGTTAATCTTTACGATAAATACGCTTTATATGCATCTTCTTTGCATAAAGATATATTTAAAAATAATTTACCAAAGGCTTCGTGTTACAAGGAAGACTTAAGAATGAGAATCCTTTGCAATCGCCAATTATCTAAGGAATCTATGGTGCAAGCAATAAAAGTTCTAGATAAACTGCCAACTGGCAATACTTTACTACATGGAGATTATACTATAAGTAACATAATCTTAAAAGAAGACAAGCCTTACGCTATTGATTTTGGTTCAACTTGCAGAGGGCCCAAAACATATGATATAGCCAAATTTGTTTACAAAACTTATTTTCACAACCCTTTGAATGAAGCCAATAGCTTTATAAAATTCAGCAGGGAATTTGAAAAAAAAGTAATAGAACCAATCTGGGCCCAAATTGTAGATGTTAAAAAGAAACAACGAAAACTCTTAGTCGAAGCCTACTTAAAGCAAATGGATTCTTCTTGGGAAGAAATTGAAGACTACCTTTTTTTATTAGAAATCACAGATGCCGACAACCAAAATGCTCACACTATGGAAGAGTTTAGGAAACACCTTCATAAATACTATCCAGTAATAGATCAAAGTTATTTTAACAACTTAGAAAATATAAATGGCACTTCACGCTTGTCATCAGATTATCATCTTCAGGCATCTAATCCAGACACTTGCCTAGGTTCAGATTGATACATGTTATACTTGTGGACTAATTCATCAACAGTATTTTTTGCGTCATTTGCGAAAGCTCTAATTACTTTAGCTGATTCGTTCTTGTTTGTGAAAGAAACTCTACTTTCCCCATCGCTGATTGATGCTATCTCTCCCTCGGAACTCCCAGAAGTATCCATAATGCCACGTAGGGCGTTCCTAGCCTTCTTGGAGTAGTAATGATATAAGTATGCTTGCTTATAGATGGCTTGCGCCTCCTCGTCCATGTCTGGGCCATCCAGCTCATAACACTGATCAAGCAAGCCGTTGATCACACCAATGTTAGCCCTCATCCAAGAAAGAATGGACTGATTAGAATTAAGACAGGTATCCCCATCAAATTCATCTTGCATCAGCTCGTTAGCTAATTCTTCTAATACTTGCATTCGTTAAATCTCTCCAATGATTTTTATTGTTTCTGCGTGATCAGGATTGTTTGGGTCTAACTTAATCGTTTCTACCTTAGTAGGCATTGAATTGCGCATGTTATTCCTATTATAACTCTTAAACTCAGCCTTGAGAACACCTTTAAGTTGAGGTCCAGGTATATATGGATTCAAACCAACCTTGTAAGCTAGGTCTTGCAAGTCAGAATTACTCATTCCTTTGAGCTTTCCTTCAAATACGTCAAGCTCATTTGTGCCGAATGGATTGATCTCATTAACACCCAAAATATTCTCAAGCTCACCCATTTTTTGAGCAAACTCAGGGGTTCTTGTTTCGTTGTTAGCTTTCATTTCATTAATTTCGCTAATTAGGCTAGGCTTCTTTGGGGCTTCTTCTCTTTTAGCTTCTACTTGAGTTTTAGCTTGAGCCATATTTGATTTTTTCTTTCCTTTTTTCATATTTTTAATTGTTTCGGCGGATTCACTATCGTTATCTACACCATAAGATACGTCTAATCTGTTTAAATTTTCATCTTGCATACTTATATTATAAGTTTGTTATGTAGTATTTACACAAAAAAAGGCCATCCCGTTAAGGATGACCTTTAAATTTTTATTTTAGCTATTACAGTCCGTTACAGATGATTCCAGCAAGAGCACGATTGTCAAGAACCATACGGCCCTCTTCAAGTCCTCCAAACCAGCCAATCTTGTTCTGACGAATGCTATACTGATCGTCAGCGGTAAGTTGGAACTCAGAACCATTCTCTTCGTCTACAGCAATTGCCTTGATGAGAGAGTCACGACCACGATCAAGACCAAGCATGATTTCGTCGGCGGATCCGTTAAATACAGCGCCATTAGCACCTGCAGCATCAGAGTAAGATGTTGAAGCAGCAATAGTATCAAAGATAGTATTGAACTTTTGACCTACACCGAGCTCGTTAGCTTCCATAATGGAAACGCCGTAGAAGTCAGGAAGACCACCACCAGCAGTGAATACTGACTCACGCATACCTTCTGTTCCATAACCGTCATCATTACCTCTGGTATTGATTGGGTTGTAGGACATCTCACGGAGAGCTTTAACAGCCTCTGGAGAGACCATAAGGTCAGTGATGCCACGACGACCACCTTCTGGAGTACCTTTGTTCCAAGCGGTATTAATGCGCTTTGCACGGGTAATCAAGTTGTTGAAGTCGTCAAGGAGGAATGCTCCATCGGTAGTAGCACGGAAAACGTGATCTTTACCATTCGTTTGTGCATTAGCAACTGCGCCCATGATAAGGTTAGCAGAAGTACGCTCTTGCTTAAGAAGGATCTCTTGAGCCATACGAGTGAATGTTTTGCTTACAACGTCCATGCGGCTCTTGGCTGCATAGCGACGATCAAAGCTTACTGCTGTGTCCAGGCTGTAGGTAGCGACCTTAAGCTCGGAAACGGTAGGTGTTACCTGATTCTGAGGAAGACCACCAGCAACACTGGTGCTATAAACGTTAACATAATCTTCGTCGGTAACATCATAGTAAAGATCCAACGGAATCGAAGGATTATCTTCTGAGTTATAACTAAGAGAAGTAAACAGGTTACTTAGTACTGGGGCATTATTAATGACCTCTGCGATTACAGGTCCAATAAATTGAGCTAAAGCTACTTGAGCCTCATAAGCAACCGAACGGTTCTTAGAAGCCATTGCTTTGATGAGCTCAACTTGTTCTGGAGTTCTTTTAAGTGAAATTTTCATTTTGTTATATATATTTCTAGTTGATTGTTAAATTACAGACCAAGAGCAATAACTGCGTAGTCACCTGCGAATGCGTCGGTAATAGTTCCGCTTGAGCGTGAACCAGTTCCGATTACAGTACCAACTTTTTCAGCTGCAGTTGCGGCACAAGCCTCAACTTTACCAGCAGTAGCGCTGAGTGCGATACCGCCACCAACTACAAGAGCACCTTCATAACCGACAGCGGTAAGAGTGAAAACTCCGCGAGTTGCAACAGGGACAGCTTGTCCAGGCATAACGCATCCAAGCTCTTCTGCTTTAACTGGGTTATAAAGAAGCTTTTCGCCGTTCTCATCAAACTTTGCAGTCTGACGAAGAGTAAGACCAAGACATGCATCACCGCTTGCAGCAGGAGCACACTCAAGGTTTACCTTAGGGTATTGAGCTTTGATAAATGGGTAGTCGGTCTTACCGAGGTAAGAGTCGTCTGAGTATGAAACTGGATCCTTGTCAAAATCTCCAGCGGAGACTTTTACAAAAACACCAGCATCGCCATCGCCTGAGTCCGTAGTGGCCTCGTTAGCGCTAGCACCGTCAAGGGCGAAGAGATTGATTACATCATTCTCGTCGTATTGTCTAAATGGTAGAATTCTTAGTGACATGTTTTTATTTTTTTGTTAAATTTTTATGAAATTTCTATGTTGCTGCGATCAAAAGCTGCAGCGAACTTATCTTTAAATGTTTGCTCTTCTTTCGAGGATTCCTCGTTAGAGTTGCAGACAGCGGCTTCGGTAGTCTCAGCTCCATCAAGAATTTCCTCATCAGTTTTGCTGGCAACAGCTTCCTGAGTAGGCTTTGAGATTCTCTTCTCAACTTCTTCTTGAATACGTGCTTCGATTTGCTTTTCGAATTCAATCTTAGCTTCTTTGCTCTTGTGTCTCCACAGAGTTTCCAATTTAGCTTCGAAAGAAGCGAAGGACTCTTCAGCTTCGTCAATTGACTTAAGCTCTTGAGCCAAAAACTCTTTATCTTGATCTTCAAGATCGAATTTTTGATCCAAAACGTCCATACGCTCGTTAAATCGTGCTACAGCTTGGTCTGCTTTAATTGCGGACTCATACTCAGCGATTTTGGTTTGGGCTTCTTCGAATTTAAGCTTCAAGTCCTCGACTGAAGTTTTAAGTTCTTCTTGCTCTGAGGCCATAGCCTCTTTTTCTTGCTTCTCTTTAGTAAGTTCTGCACGAAACTCTTCGTCTTTTTCTTTGATAGCATCTGCAAAGGTGCTGGTCATAGAAGCGACAGCTTCTTGCGAGAATTTCTTTTCATGAAGAAGATCCTTCAGTTCGTTAATAACTTTTTCAGTTTCCATAGAATTATTCTTTTTAAGGTTTACATTAGTTTTTTCACTTTGTGAAATATTTTTATCTCTTTTATCTTTTATAATAATAGATTGTTTTTCGTCAGGCTTCATATAAATGCCCTTGACATCAGCCGCTGGATTGGTCGTATAACCAATACCTAAGGGGTAAATCTTGCCTTTTATTAGCCTGTTTATAGGTTCCCCTTTGTCTGTTTTTCCAGATCCTCCGTATGACCTCAAAGAACCAACCATCTCTTCCATTTCATCAGGATCAGATATAATTCTAGCCTCGTCAAGATACTCACTTCCGACAGCTAAGACAAAATCGGAAAATCCGACTTCCCAACTCGTTGAAATACTGTGGTAAGTAGAGTTTTTTGGATCTACTGAATTTTCTACGGCCTCGGCGAAAGTTGGGTTGGCTGATTTATAAATCAAAGCACCAAGAGCTATATTGAATGGCTTGTTATAGCCTTCGAGCTCGTTAGCTTCCATTATTCGACTAGTTCCATACTCACTCCAACCAGCGTTAGCTATGTGACCTACGATGATTTCCTTATCGTGTTCAATATTAGTTGGCTTGTGTAAAAAGTTTTTTGTATACGCTATTGCGGTTTCAGAATCTATTCCGTCGCCGTTTTTATTAAATTTATTTACTACAGCAGCATTGAAAGCGACACCAAGAAGATCGATGTTATCTTCATAGTTCACTCCCTTTGGTAATAGGGATTCTAAATTATCGAGAGACGCTTTTGATATGAATGACTCACCACCCACACCGCAAGAGAAAATTTCAGCTTCGAAAGTCGCTGTGTATTTATAAGGATTTTTTTTGCTTTTACTTAGTTTCATTACTATGATACAATATTGCTGCTGAATAATTATCTAGTTCATGTTTAGCTGACATATCAAGTATCTCAGGCAAAACATTTAAATTCTGTATGTCTTCCAAGTTAGATACACAAGAAACAGCTTTTTGCGTCCAATTTTCGATATCAGTAGAACAAACTATAGCTTCACACAAGCTGTCTAACATCTTATCGTTATTCTTGGAGAATCTCTTTATGTTTAATTTGTCCCTCATTTCCTTCTTTATCTCTGCTCTAGCAGTTTCAAGATTCTGAATAGTTGTCTCTATATTTTTTCTTGAGTATTTTGCTTCTGATTTTTCTTGAGGAACTCCAGATGTGCCTACTGGTCTTCCTGGTTGTCCATTTGGGCCTTTGTTAACTTCGGTATTAGGAGCTTCAATAACTGGAACACCCCCGACAATAGGGTTGTAATAGCCATCCTCTCTTTCCTCTATGAATTTCTTTTGAGACGGCGCTAAGTCTTCTACTTTAGGGAACTTTCCAGTATGGAACATTTCCATGCCTTGTTGAGGTGTTATGATACCAAGCTCCATAAGCCTAGTTGCAACCTTCATTAATTGCGCTTCGTCCCTCATGTCTACATCTTTAAATATAGCTGTTGGGTAAGACCTGAATCCTAGTTCTTTGGAAATTCTTTTCATTTCCTTTTGCAGGAAGTCTGCCAAGAAAGCGTTTCTAGCCTCCTTAAGTCTATCAATAAATATTTGAGCTTTGACTTGTGTCGCACCATATTTTTCTTCGCCTACAACAACGTTCTGTAAACCTTGTTTGATATCCTCGTTGAGAGTCTTGTATTTCTCTGAACCAAGCACTTTATTAAGGTCAGGGATGATGAATTCCGCTTTTGTAGTATAGTCGGAGACCAAAACACGGCCAACACTTTCATTTTTGAAAAGGTTTTGCATCGCATTAAGATTTTGTGCATTTATACCTCCCTTTTCAGGTTCAGCACCCATTGTGATCAAAAGAATAACATTTTCGATGGTTCGTGTTATAGCCTGATCCATTTTCTTAAGCTCCATCTTCGCGTTTATATCCTCAAGCACTGGATATCCGAAAGGAATAGCAAATGGTTCGTAATCTTGTTTTTTATAAAACGAATGAGATACTTTGTCTGGGTCTAGTTTGATTTTTAAACCGTCCGTGTTGTAATTACCACGCTTTATACTTTCTTGAACGTCTTTAGGCAAAGCATCAAATGTTTCTTGATCCTCTTCTGTTGCTGGGTTCTGAAGTCTTGACATTTCATACTCAGAAAGTATTTTTTCATAAGCTCCCTCATTGAACGAAGCGGCTCTTGTCGCCACAATGTCATAAGGGTTCATTAAGATATATCTGACTGGTATTTTATTTTTAGCTATTCCAGTAGGAGCTATTGATTTAATCAATTCGGCAAAATCGTCCTCTTTAAACTTACCATCCAACCTATACAAAAATATATTACCACTCCTGTAATACTCTCTGAAATACTGGTCCTTTAAGTTGCTAAGGTTTATTTTTTTAAACCATTCCTCAAAGAATTCTCTGCTTTTCTTGGTGCCACCTTCTAAAAACAAATCAGTATTTGCAAATTCAGACATAATGTCCACAGCATTCCTGAAAACAGAAACATTAGCGTAAGCTTTTTGGCAAAGCTCTATAGCATCCCTTACATTAACTCCATCAGCGGAATACTTGTATGGAAGCATACCACTTCTTATGCTAGAGAACCTATCCGCCTTTTTGTCTAGAGCTGCTCTATTAAATCTTGTGACACCGTTCTGAGCTGATGTTACCCTAGAGGCTTTGGATGTATTATAAGAAGCCGAAGATGTGTAAAAAGCTTCACCCAGCATATCTGGTTGAAAATTAGCTGATTCACTAGCTATTGGTTCACTCTTCTCACTAAGCTTATCCCAATAATCAGATTTTTTTGTATATTTCCTTTTTGCCATAAAATATTATACACGGAAAAGTATAAAGTTAAACTTTTAACTTTGAAAAGTAACTTTTAAATTAAGGTATAAAATCTATCATCAAAATAGTTCTTCTTTTCCTGCTTTTATTCCAAGCATGGTGAAGTTTTCTATCATCGAAAATAAAAGACTCTCTGTCCTTCCACCTGTATATTTTGCCCTCTGTGCTAAGTCCAATATTACCAGTCGGACAATCAATCCCTAGGTGATATCTAAGATGAGGCGTTTTATATCCATAGTGAGGTTTTAAAATTGCTCCAGGTTCCATCCTAGAGAATCCACAAGCTCCATGAGTCGGTATGTGTTCTTTTATTAGAGATGTCGTAATTGGTATCATAGGTTGAAAAGTCTTCTCAATGTCACAGCCAACTCTTTCACCTATACTTTCTGTTCTTCTGTCAAATACAGGAAATAGAGTCCAAGTGTCGCCTTTGTTTATGTAAGTTGCTGGCCAAGCGGAAAATTTTTCTGCTATATTATCATATTCAGCCCTTATGTCTTCCCACCTATCTTCTAGGGGTTTAAATCTTTCCTTCAGTTTTTCGAAATCGTATTCCATTTTTTTTATTCTGTAAAATCTATTATTAATATAACTCTGTCTTTTTTGCTTTTATTCCAAGCTGAATGAACTTTCCTATCATCAAATACAAAAGACTTTCCATTCTCCCATCTGTAAACCTTGCCTTCTGACCTTAAACCACAATTACCTTCATGCACATCAACACCTAAGTGATATCTCAAACAGTTTCCTTGATGACCTTTATGTGGTTTTATATTAGTCTTAGGCAGCAATCTTGAAAATGACGCTGATTTGTGATTAGGTACGTATTTTTTTATAAGTTCTGTTGTTTCGGGCATGAATTTAGCAGTCTCAACTATGATGTCTCCAGATGGCCAGTCAAAAATAGGAAAAACCTCCCACCCCGCATTGTTATAAAGATCTGTTTCTGGATAATTCAACATCTTGTCTTTTATCTGTTCGTATTCTTTTTTAATGGTGCTGAAATTAGCCTCTAAGGATTTAAAATCTTGCATATCTAGTCTATAAACATGGGTGTAAAAGTGCCTTGGCTGGAATCAATTTTATCATCCGTCATATCGTAATACACATTCATCATCCAATTTCCCAGTATCATGGCAGAATAAGAGTCTTTTCTGGCTTTGTCCGCTCCGCTTTGTTTTCTTAAATTCAAAGGTAGGTCAAAACTTTGAGTACCCTGAGCAGATGTATTGACTTGTATCAAAGCACACTCGACTTTAATTAAATCCATCATGTCTTTTTGATGCTCCACAAAATCAATCATTTTTGAGGGTTCAGAGTTGTTTTCGTAATTAGGCAGAAAGCTTAAATTTTTAATAGGTATGTTGGCCTTTCTTTGCTTGTTGTAATCGTCGTTCATTGCTGCACCAGCGAAAAACATTCTCTTATGGTCGAAAGAAGCTTGCAACAATTCATTAGCATACCTTATCCATTTAGATGTTGGCTTTCTTAAGATCACGTAAGTACTAGTGTCTTTATTGTATTGCCTCTTTAAGCTCCGCAGTCCTTTGTCATATTCTTGATGGTTATCAAGGTCTGCATCTATTATATTTAGTTTTAATTTTTTACTTTTAAATATGCTGCTCTCATTACAAGAGTTTAAAAACTGTACACCTCCATTATAGTCGCCCACTACAGCCACAATATTAAAATGAGTCAAAAGATAAGACATATATATTATATGCTTCTTTAGGTTGGCTCCTGGTAAAGCATAACTGTGGACTACAGTGCCTTTTTTAGTTTCTTTGTTTAGCTTTATAAGCATGATTGCAAAATCATCGGACGATTCACTCTCAGACCAAGACGGGTCAAATGCCAATATGTATTCATCCCCTGGCTGACCTTTTACTTCTATACATTGACCTTCCCCATCTGGTATTGTGCATCCAGCCATCTTACTTACTTTAAAGTAACCAGAACTATCGTCTGTGAATACAGCCATAAACTCTCGATCAAATTGAGATTGGCTCATAGTAGCTTTTGCTTGATCAATAAGGTTTTGATCATAAAGTTGTTGAGGCGCACAATCATAACTAAAGTGCATTATAGTTCTGTGAGCCTTATCCTGTTCGTTTTCGTTTAAAATTAAACTCTCATACTGAGAATACATTTTGTATAGGTGTTCAAACTTATATGATGCAGAAGATAAACCAATAATCTTGTTGTTCGGCCACTTATGACGGTCTTCCTCTTTAAGTTTGCCTTGCTTAATCATCTCAGTTTCTAGATCATAAGTCTCCTGCCTTTCTGTAGGGTTTTTGATAACAGAAAGGAATGGCATAATAACCTCATTCAAAACTTTCTCAGGCATCAGTAAAAGCTCATCAATAATCATTCTCTCAAAACGGAAACCACGGAGCTTCTCGCCATCTCCTAAAGGCAAAGCAGTAATTTTGCTAGATCCGATCTCCATGACCCATTGGTCATTAGCTTTAGACACCCTAGTTATACATTGAGATAAAAATTCAGCCTTTGGGCTTTGAGCTATCTCTTCCATCTTAGTAAAGATCATTTTTGACTGTCGAAATGACTTAGATATGATTCCTATGTGGACACCCTGATTCATAATAGCGTCTAACAGCGCAAAAACGGCCGTAGAGAAGCTTTTGGACATTCCGCGACTCCATATCCCCAAAAAGTAATCGGTCTCCATCATGCCCTTAATAGCCATGTGCTGGAAAGGGAACAATCTGACCCCAGTTATAAACTCTGCAGCAAAGGAAGGGTTCTGTCGTAGAAATTTATAAAACAATATTCTTGCTTCGTCCTCTTCTAGGTAACCTTCTATTTCTAAAAGCTCTTTATTTATATCGGGGAACCTATTTCTTGACTCCTGTATTCCTTTTATCCAACTCATGATTCATTTAAATGTTTAGACCAAAAATAATTTATATCGGTCTTCCAAGATTGCTTACCGCAAACAAGCAGTTTAGGAATAAGCTCTTCACTTAACTCTCTAGATCCAGCAAACACAAATTGGCAACAGTCTTTATATTGCTTTTGTATTTCACGCATATTATGAAGAACATAATCAAGTTTATACTTCTTGTAGCTTTTGTAATTGCACTCATCCATACCTTCGAATGAGAACTCCATTACCACAAACAAGTAAGCCCCCAAAGACCTGCATCGATCAAGCTCTTTACAAAAACGAGAATATCCTACTGTCGTTGTTCCGCAAAAATCACCAAATGACTTCCTATCCACATAAGTATAGTCGTAGTCTTTAGCAGTAACACCATAATCGCCCACATCTAATTTAAAAGACTCTGAGTTTTTGAAAGAAAGAGGTTGCTGCTCTCTAGTATCAATTAATATTTTGACATCAGAATAATCATTAAAGAATTCTTTTGGCAATTTACTCCCTAGTAATGGCATTACGCCAGCCTTATCACACGCATATGTGTAACTGCCAAAATACTCTTTGTAAACCTCAATTGATGGTAATCCAGCTGATCTTAGCTCCAACTCCGTTGGGCCATAGCCCATATCTTTATTAAATACTCTCTTTTGTAGTATTTCAATTAAGTATTCCCTCACCTCTTGTGCTGGAGACTTATTCACCCACTCCATAAGCTGGTGTGGTTGAGAGAAATCTTTCGAGAAGTAATCCTTGTAGTTCTTAAAGGGCAGAAGATCTCCTGTAAGCTTGTTTTTACGTGCGTAATGCTTTACATAGTAGTCACCAAGAAACATGCTATGTTTCTTTATGTGTGTATGTAGACCTCTTTGAGCTTCGAAGTCTTCGCCGCACTCTTTACACTTAAATGACATCGTCTTGACTTATACCTAGTATCCTAGCTTTCCATTCGGCCATTCCCTCAAGTCTTTCGGCCTCCTTTTTAACTGTTTCTTTTTGCATTTCAGCAATCCTTACCATGTTGTCTCTTTCTTCTTTCTCTTGGAACATCTGAACAATAGATAATATAGAGGCATTCTCTTTTTTCTTATTTTTCATTCTGTCTGACCTGTCACCTTGTAACTTTTTAGTCAGATTCTCTATTCTACCTTCGCACTGATGGTACTCGGAGCTTTTAGCCTTGATGATTTCGGCAAGTCTAACAGACATCTCGGTCTGATCATCTGCGATATCAAACATATCATTAAGTTTGTTCAAATGCTTACTGACGACCTCTAGGTTTATGATTTCCTTACATACATTCAGGTAAAGGTTTATTTCGTCAGCAGATAAATCGGGTTTGTCCCAAGTGAGTCGTATGAACTCCTGCTCAAATAAGTCTCTGTCGCTTACGTCTAAGTAGTTATTCATTATTTTTAAAAAACGAGAATTATTTAAATTAATACCTAACCTCTCGACACATATTTGATATTGCCTATTGATTTTTGACTCCTCAAGGTTTAGCCCCGTCGCCTCGTTTATTTTCTTGACTATTCGACTAGTCGCTTTGGGAGCAATATAAGAATTCAATGCCCCACTATCTTTGGACGGTATAATGTCTGGGTTAACATCTCTAATAATATCTAAGACACCCCTTTGTTCCAAGCTTAGTGGGTTAACCCGCTTATCAGGAAACAATAATTTAGCTATCTCCAATGAAGACAACCCATCTTCGGCTTGCTGGATTATAAACTCCTTCTGTTCTTTACTAAATTTAATTGGTTCTTGTTTACCTTTGAATTGAGTATTGAACTTTATGTCATTTTCAATCAAAAACTTCCTGACAGACCTACCTTCTTTGGTCCTGCCGTCTAAATCATCATTTTGAAAGCATTTTTGAGTTAAAACATTTAAATCTTGATATTTTTTACTATTTTTCTGTAAAAAGTCTACTTGTTCGTCTGTTAATTTCATTCCGCTTCTCCTTCTCCACTAATTATTATGTCATTATCCCTCATTATCTTCTCTGCTTTTTGCGCAAATATCTTTTTAAGGTTTTTCACCTGTCTGTAACCAGCTTTTCTCTTTTTCTCGTTGGTTTTGTAACCCATTAAATTAGCTACGTCTTCCTCTGTGCTATCATCTTGAAAATACAACATCTTATAAGCCTTGTAGTGCATCTCGCTTAGTTCTTTCTTCATTTCGATATTAAGACGCTTAACGGAGTTATGAAAAAAAACATTATCTTCGCTTTCTGCAGATCCTATTTCATACATATGCTCATCAGCGGAAACTGCCACTCTCAAGCTAAATGCAGACTTCTTTGTCTTCTCCCACTTAGCAAATTTATCACATTCTCTGTTTTGAACTTTTTGAGATGTGAATGAACAAGCATTATCGCCCATATTAAACTCACAACTTGCGCAGGGCTTAACATAATTACCATAATGGTTTCTAACTAAGTTTTTTATCTGGTTGGACACGATAATGTTGATCCAAGGCTCTAAAGGCCTTTTTTGATCCCACATATCCCACTTTTTGTAAATGTGGATCTTGATGACCTGCTCCACATCCTCAAAATCAAACCAACTAATGCAATCTAAACGCCACCTGCTTCTCTGCTTCCTTATGGCGTTCTCTATTACATCAATACAATCCTCAAACTTCCTTTCAGTCTCTTCTGCCATCAATAAAGTCGTTTATGTTAACACTTCTTTTTCTGGCTGTTTTCGGTGCGTCTTTCTCTCCCATTAAAGACTCTAAAGAAAAAACATTGTTCCCATATGACTCTATATCAACGGCAAGGCCATTACGAAGCTCGGGAACATCTTCGGAATCAGTCTCGTCTTCCGCTAGAGGCTCTGATTCTTTATTTTTTTTGAAATTTTCTTTGTTTTCACCTACTCCGCCAAAACCTGACCCACAACTAGAACAGAATTTTGGTTTGGAATATGTGTATTCAACCTTCTTTCCACATTCTGTGCAATAAATATGATTCATACACTATAATATACAGGAAAATTAAATATTTTCAAAATAAATCAAGAATTATTAAAACTTATGTAAAAAAAACTTTTCGCAGTTTGGGCGTATTTTATTGAAGTCTTGATTCACTATAAATACACTAAAGCAACTATAATAGTTACTCAAATAACGTTATATATTTATAATATTCCCTGAGAAATTACCATCTCTGTCTCCAGAGCGTCACCACCTGCTATAGAGTAACGTTGGCTTGTGACATATGAACCGCTGCCCATATTCATAGCTCCATCAACATTGTAAGAGTTTAAATTAAAAGGCACTGTTTGAGGTCTAACACCACTGCAGTCTTTCATGATAACTCCTATGTCGCCAGAGGTTCTTATTCCTTGTGCCGATATTATCTCTTTAAAACCAGTTGATTTTATAATCATTTTATTTTCTATACTCTTGACCAAAGACTTTCTTGGAATCTGTTCCCCTAAACAATAAATATCTTTGCGACCATAATTTCTACTGAAATTTAACTGATAAACAGAATTAACATTAGTTAAATTCGTTATCCAACCGCTTAATTGACAATTATGACCATAAATAAAATTATCGCTGTTCATTAAATAATTATTACTCCTCTCATCTCTTTGGGCCGTATGGACTCCTTCCAAAAGCTCACCGCTAGGAGGAGCAGTCGATCTGAAACTAGCTTTGCAAACAACAGGAGCAAAGGGGTTTATATCTATAGTTAAACTTTCCAAAAAACATTTGTTATATATATTTTTACCTATTGTAATAGGGAAGAAGTTCTGACCGCTACCATTCCCCCCATCTATATCGTCCCTCATAAACAAATAAGGATCTCTAAACCCACTGCCCTGATAATGATTATTAGATATGTAGTATTCTACATTTATCTTGCAACTCAGAGGGTCTGTTTGCTTGTACATCTGGTCTATATCAATTAAACCAGCTTTTCTGTTGACTTCTGCTGCCATATCAAGGCTAACTGATAATGAATTAGCATATAAAGCTCTTGCCCCCAATATATAGTTAAAACCACCTGGGGTGCTGCCTATTTCATTAGGCTCGTTAGGAGCATAGTCATAATCAATTGCCCAATCTTCTATTTCCTGATTAGCCTTACCTATAGTGATGGCCATACTCTCGTCCGTCATAACAATTTATACACTATTTTGTTACGCAGTGCGCTTCAATAACCTTTTTAAGCAATTAGGGGAGATATCATACAGCCATAACCCGAAATTTATCATTTTTACCAACTTTTTTGGTATTTTGTACCTCCTAAGTAGTTTTATAAAACTTTTTCTGTTATGCTTGGCAGTGTTAGGGTACTTGTAAGTCAAATAATCATGAAATTTACCGCCACGATCAATCAAAGCCATAGTTTCTTCGCCGTATTTCTTCAAAATCCACTTTCTGAAGAATTTAGGTAGCGTAGCTCCATCGCTTTTGTCATAACTTTCCCACTCAGCCATAATTGCGTAAATTATTACACTATTTGGCAGCTTTTCTCTCTTTAAAATATGTCTGAAGCTCTTTAGGACAGTATTTGTCGCCTTTAGCCTCGTTTTCATGACTCCACATTGGACGAAGATTGGTATAATGACATAACATTATTATTTCATCCTCATTACCTTTGGCGGCAGCTAAAGGTAAAATATGATCAACATGCCACTTACCTTTTCCAACACCCCTATTATTTAACGTCATGCCGTCTTCAAACTGAGATTTAAGATGCTCTTGAAGATACTCTAAAGAACAACCAAGATATTTTAATTTACCTCTTTTGTTTCCTGATAATGCTCTATTTATAGAACTATAATATAACATCTTTAGTCTATGAATAGGGTCGTTGTGGTATCGATCATTTTCATATTTTCTTTTATATTCATTCTTTTTATCCCTGTTTTCAGTCCTCCACCTTTTTGATAGGGATATTTCTTTAGCTCTATACTCTGGGTCTTCAATCCTCCTAACCTTTCTTCTTGTGTTTGCCTTTTTATTGGAACACTCTTTGCATATGGATATGTAACCGCTTTTTATTCTTTTGGTTTTACTAAAACATTCAAGAAGTTTTTCTTCAAAGCATTTTGTACATTTCTTTTTCATAATCACTTTTTATAGATTTCTTTTTTGACTCTTTGTACTGTAGATACTCCCTTTTTGGTTATTTCCGCAGTTTTCCTTATCGACACCCCTTGGTTGAGATGTTGCACGATATCATCGTGCTTTTTGAGAAACTCCTCTCTTGAATAAAACTTACCTACTGGTCTCCCAAATACGGCTCCATTCTTTTTAGCTTTTTCAAACCCCGCTTTAATTAAACTCGCATGATCCATTGACCTATTCATGTTATGTGCCATGCCGTGACACGAACCGCATAACGGAACTGTTTTTTTACCACCGTAAACTCTGGGTATTGGATGGTGATTTTCTGTGGCTGGATTCTTCTCACATTCCCAGCACATAATTGTTTCTTTCATAATAAAGTAATCGCGGCATATTAATTATTTAATCTTATTCTTGCCTAAAGCTTATTATATTTTATTTTTTATTATTGTCAAGACTCAAAGTAATCGCGGCATATGAGTTATTATATATTCCTTTTTTTAAAATGGCCGATCCGATTTTTTTCCACTTAACGATTTTATGTATTTTTTTTATATATTTTTTCTGATTAATAGGGGGGAGGGGCACAGCCCCAATAACTTATACTGAATCGTTGTTGATAAACTGAAGAAGTAGTCCCCCCTGCGAATTCTAACAGTTATCCAACACTTTTTTTCACTTAATGGGGGTGGGGTCTGTTAGATGCTATTAGGCAATAAAAACTCTCTTGTTTTTGCTTTTTTCGGAGTTTATCACTATTCTGTGGAACATTTTCCGTGGAACATTTTAACTCGTTGATACTCAGTCGATTAGAATGTGAAAATAAATGATGTTTATGCTTCCATTTTTCGGCTCTGGTGGTATAATACAACCATGCAAGAGAGAAACACTACATCACTATCACCTGTTCCTAATCCAAACGTCCAGCAGATCCTCACTGAGATGGTCGCCAACGCTAACAAGAATCTTGAGCGTCAGCAGGAGCGTCAGCGTCAGTTCGAGATCAAGCGTGAGCGTGAGATGGTAATGAAAGCAAAAAGAGATGCTGAAAATAAGTGTCGAAACATCTTGCAAGGTCACTAAAAATATCGTAAAATATAACCAGAAAGAAAATCACTATGAAAGCATACACTACACCACCACTCAATCCCTGCTCACTACGCATCAACAGCCTAACAGCTTTTGACTTCCGCAGCTACCCTACCTTCTCACATGTAGAGAAGACAATCCATGACGACAAGGCTGGATGGTCTGTGACTGTCTACTTCAAATCTGGTAGCTTCTCCGCTGTCTCATGTCGTGGATACGATGTGACCATCAACGGCACACCCTTCACACATGGCGACATCAATCGTGCGGTTGTCGATTCTGCTGGTGAGCCAACTAGCTGGTCTGATCTCAGAGAGAACCACAAGCACCTAATCCCTACTTACTTACCTAACCACTAACAGAATAATATCACTATGAACACTAATATACTAACAGGAACACAGTTCCAATTCAATTGCTCCGAGCGTGGAGCTTATACCGCACAGATCTCTAACATCGAAATCGATGGACTCGATACGCGTGACTATCCCGATTTTGTCGATGCCTTCATCTGTGATGCCCATGTAGATGGCAAACAAGCTACTGATGATCAGCTTGACCAGATGAATGATGACGGCATGTTCCGTTATGAAGCAGTCGAAGCAAGCCTATACTAACATCTAACAGAATAGATACTAATGGATACTAGAATGGATACTAGAACAAAGACATACCGTAAGAACTTCACGCCTAAGGCTAGGGTATACCGCTATGCACTAGATCACGTTATCACTAAGCATGAGGATGATGTGTTAGACTTTGGATGTGGTAAGGATAACTACTGGTCTAACAGACTAAGCCCACAAGAGTATAGCATCGATGGCTATGATCTATCAATAGATGAATACATGATAGAAAAGAAATACTCAGTGATCCTTGTGTCTAACGTGTTGAATGTCCAAGAGACAGAGGATCAGTTAGAGGATACGCTAGACAGCATCATGCGCTTCGCTCAGTCAGGCACAATCATAGTGTGGAACTACCCAAGCGGACCGAGGAAGATGAGCCTCGACATGGACGCACTGCATGAATACGTTAAGGTAGCAGCAGACGACAATGGCTATACCACTCTAACAGATTGCCTCAAGGGTGAGCATCAAGGGCTATACGTCACCACGCTCATCTAACATCTAACAGCTTTTTCATAGTGCAGTAGTGTGCATAGTGTGCCTCGTCCCTAGTAGTGTGGGGGCGGGGCTATGCTCTAACA